TCGATCCAAAGAATAGCCGTCTTCATCGCGGTTGTTCTCTGCCTAGATATAAATACAACGCTTCCCTCTGGACTTTCTTTCGTTCGACCCACCCTTCCCGCCATTTGCACGAGCGCACGCTCATCAAGATGTACGCGTTACTTTGCTTTAAATAAAATATGTCGCTATCAATTATTTTCCATATATACGTTATATTTGAACTTCTCTATTTTTAGGGTAGTTCTTTTTTATTATATCGAAAAGTACACTAAAGCATGGCGCAAACGCAACATGGAGGTGACGCGGTGAAGGTAGCGGAGTTAAGGGCAAAGATCAGGCGCAACGACAGGGACATAAGACTAGGCGTAGGACGTTTGGAACTGAAAGAGGGCGAATTGCCCTCAGATATTGTTCGCGAAGCCGTAATGTTACTTCTAATTAAGAGGGGCCTAATTGGAACGGTCGATGATATGAAGTGTTTTGAAAGGAGTGGAGACGACGATGAATAAACCGGTTGCGGGAGTTATTAGGAATAAGATGCACGGCCACATATTCTACATGAGGTTAAGGGCATTGCTTTTTATTTTCCCATTCTTGTTGAAGGTTGCACCGCCAAGTAAGGAACAATGCGAGGAAATGCTGATTGCCTTAGAGGGATTAGTTGCGAAGTTGGGGGTGGATGGTTAATGCCGTTTTTCATGATCACAGCCATTACTGCAAGTAAGATCTACCCATTAGTCATCAGACGTGAAACCGTTGACGCTGCTTACGTTGCCGTACAGCAGATCATCCATGGAGCATTGATGTTTCTCACAAAGTAAGGAGTGAAAAGATAATGTCCAAGAAGGATGATAACCTCGGGCAGAACCTAAAAGAAGCTGTCATGAGATCGCTCTATCGCGGACCTGAAGATGAGATACCAAGCTCAGTTTATGACACAATCCAAATCCTCTACAAATCAGCTCCCATGAAACCTTTTATCTTTCGCAAGACATTAAGTTCTCCCAAGGAATCAACCAAACAGCACTTAAGTCTTCCTAAGAAGTTTAGTACCCAGGAGATTATGTACTGGATAACGGTCAAGCCAAAGAAAAAACAAACATGGTGCCTAATTATCCACTTGCCGGCCGGGTGCGATTACTCTGAGTTTAAGAGTAAGGAAAAGCATTTTGCCACAGCAATTGGGAACGGATCCTGTGAGATTGAAAAGAATGGACTGTCGGTCATTATGACTATCTCAAACATATTACTCGACCGATCATATCCCTTCACTTTCGAGTCTCTACCTTACTTAAAGAAAATGGAGCTGCCTATCCTACTCGGTTATAGCGCAAGTGGACCCATTATTGTAGACATGGCAGAACTCGTAACAATCCTTACTGGGGGGCTTAGAGGAAGTGGTAAGTCAGTTCTCTTCCACGGAGCTATATACAGTCTTCTAAGCCTTAACACAGATTTACTTAATCCTAGGGTTATCGTCTGCATCATCGACCCTAAGATCAAGGAGTTCAAATACTTTGAGGATTATGGAGCGATATGGGTACATGATATGGATGAAATACTTCAATTATTAGAAATGCTGGACGAGGAAAATGAAAGACGACAGGATTTAATCGGCGGCAAGGCAAACAACATCATCGAATACCATGCACTAGGTAAACAACTTCCATTCGTTGTTGTAGTCGCTGATGAGGTTACTGATCTCGGAGAGGATAAGAATTGCAGGAAGCTAATGATTAAAGCAGTTCGCAAATATCGTTCCCAAGGAATCTATGTATGGGCAGCTACCCAAAGGCCATCAGCTAAAGCATGGGGAAGCTCAAACGAATTCAGCGAATTCAAGAGTCAATTTGAATCAAGGATATGTTTTAGAACGGCGGATCCTGTGAACAGCCAAATTATTCTTGATTCAGATAAAGCCGCCTACCTCCCCAAGATACCAGGTCGTGCCATCTACAAGTTTAGCGAGGAAACAGAGATTCAGGTCCCTTACTTCCCCTCAAAGGCAAAGGACCCCAAACTCTTCCATCAGCTCATGGATAAATTGCCAAAGTTAGCCATGCCATATCAAGACATTCAAGGGGAGGTACATGACTATGAACCAGAAACCAACTACCCACGTCCAAGGTCGCAAACGAGATCAGAGAGTGCTGGCGCATCTCAAAGCATTAAACGTCTTATCTCAGGAGCAAATCCATTTACTTGAGTTTGGAAATGTCAGCACCGAAATGTCACACCGCTGCACTCAAAGACTTGAGGAAAATCATTTGATCCGCAGAGTAAGGATGACATGGTCAGATACGCCAGATTGGTTCCACAATTATGATGAGAAGCGTCCAGATCAAATTCAACACCGGCTGGGTAAATCGTGGCTTTACACTTCCCTCAATATCCGGACAATGCCAGGGAGTGAAGAAAAACTCATCTATTATAAAGATGAGGAAACAAAGTTCGAGTCAATATTTAAGATTAGACCTGATGCTTACTGTAAAACTATCCATGCAAAATGGGGAATTAACCATTACTTCGGAGAATTCCAAGTCAGCAGTTCTGTCAGTGATTGGGATAAAAACTACAAAGCCTTATTTGGATCCTTTGCGAATGACCAGCAGTTAACCTTAATAGTAGTCACCGCTGAATCCTACGATGCCATCAAACGCCAGGTTCTCAATGAACTATCAGGCATGAAGAATGTCACCACAGCTTTTTACACACTGGATGAACTCAGGGGCCTATGTTGGAGAATCGCACTCAGAGCAAGAGAAATTAGTAAGCAAAAGGAGTTGGCTAGTCATGGGTGATGCCGCTATCAACATTGTCTTAGCTAATATGTTCCTTATTGTCAAAATTGCCGGAGGATTATTCTTACTCAAAATGATCCTAAATGTATTGGGATATAGCCGTTACGCTCAGTTCTTGGAGATGCTCGCCTACGGATCAATCGCCTTAATGATGGTTAGTACAGTGGGGAAACTCATGAATGTCGCTGCAACCATCAGCTCAGGGGGAGCGTGGCCACAATGATTGCAGGAATTATGAGGTTGGGCGCCATGTATGTCATTACTCGGATATTCGTCGAGATAGCTTTTCCTGGCGCAAAACAAGTCGTTAAGTATCTCTTTTATGCGGGGTTTGCCTTAACAATATTAGGTGTTGTAGGACCTAGATTAACCCAGGTGCTCGACGATGTTCATAACGCCAGCATTACTTACACAAAGGTAAAGGAGGGCGTAGAGACTGCCACAAACGGAGTTAATGCAGTTACCTCTTGGCCTGAAGCTAAGGAAAACATTCCGCTAATTGGAACCGGTGCATCGAAGTATCCTCCCGGACTAACGATTATGGAAAAACTTAGACCAAGCTCAATACGCTTTGATCTTCCGGCAGTAGGAACAATTACCCAGGAATACAAAGGAGCAGATCACCACGGAATTGATTTTGCTGTCAAAGACGGAACAACGGTAAAGGTGTCCAGAGAAGGAAAGGTTATTGCTATTAACAAAGATGATATTTATGGTAATTATGTAATGGTCGATCATGGCGGGGGATGGGTAACCCTTTATGCTCATCTCAGCAAGGTAACTGCCACACCAGGTAAGAAACTATGGGGTAATGATAATGTGGTTGGGTTATCCGGTTCAACCGGTAACTCAACTGGCCCGCACTTACATTTTGAAATCAGAGTTGGTGGAAAGACGATTGATCCTAAAGTTTGGATGAAATAGGGGGGAAAATTATGTTTATAGTTTTACGTAAATCCTCAGTCAAGCGTACACTAGCCCTTGCCGTAATCCTCATCCTCATCGGATTAAACCTCTCTAATCCCTTTAAAGCGGCAGCGTCAAGCAATCTATACTACCTCTACCCTTACCCATCTAATAACCCTCTTCAGACATCACTGTTCTGGTCAGAGGAAGATCCAGCAATGGGCGCATATAGCCTAGGAATGTGGTCAAAGATTGCGCCCGGTAGTCAGTTAGTCGTTGGTCTACCAAAGGGATATGAAATTGCTGAGATGCGAGGGGATGCACTAGGTAATTGGCTCACAGCTAAGATCGGCAATAAGCTAAAGAACGGCAGCAAGCTAGTAGATGTTGGCAGACCAGCACCCATACCAAAAGACAGCATCACTTATGAACGAAAGATCACAGCAGATGGAATTGAGGAAAAGATTAAGGTTGAAGTCGGTGAGCATCTTAAAAATAATGACACCTTTGAAAAATACCTCGAAACTATTAAGAAGAACTTGACTGATAAGAAGGAGCTGCCAGATCGAAAGCCAGAGGTAGCACCATTGGAGATTCCGGTACCCCCTTCCCTAGATGATGAAAGTAAAGCACTTATTGGGAATGTGGCTCTAATTGGGGGATTGGCCTTGATGTTTAAGATTTTGATTCCGGTTTTATTGTTGTAAATCTTTTTCTGGAAATTACTCGTCAAACATTTACATGTTTTCCTCTAAACTCCTTCTTCGCATTACAAAACCTTTGAATTTAGCTGTTTTATAACTTGTCTACCGTTGAAGACGAGCAACTAGGCCGCAAACGTACTATTAAACGTTCTAATCAACGTATAATGCAAACTATTGAAAACTGAAAAAGCGAGTCATATCCTAAATTTCCACATTTAATAACTCAAAATATGGTAAACTACGTCAGAGGTGATAAGTCTGGAAAATGACACTTACGCCACAGAGCTTGAGGCACTAATAGCGATGGCCCAGAAGATCGTTGACAATCCGGTTGTTACCGCCAAGAGCCAAAAGAAACTAGATAAATTGATTAACTGGATCGCTGAAAAATGCTCAGCTCCTGATACTACCGCCGAATATTACATCCGCTGGCTAGCCTCTCAACCGTCACGTGATCCGCCGGTTCCATCCGGCAAGAACAATATCAGGGAACTTAGTAAAATCAAGAAAGAGGTATGAGGAATGAAAAAAATTATGTATTTATTATCCATCGGGTTAATGATCTCGTTATTGGGATGCGGATCCTCTTCTACAGTCGCGACTCCCTCGACGTCTGCGCCAGCCAAGGAGGCCGTTCAACCGGCTAAAGTCATTACTGCAGAGGGAATAGGTAATAGCATTAAGGCCAATATACCTACAATGAGTGGCGTAGTCGTTTACACGGAAGACACTGACACAAATAAATTGCTTGGAAGACCTAACCAATATACTAGCAAGGTTAGCTTCGCTGACACGAGAACAGAACAACTCAGCAAGGATTACCCAACTGGCGGATCAGTAGAGGTCTTCGCCAATCCACAAGATGCTAAAACTAGGGAGACATATGTAGATGGAATATCAAAGAGCTCATCAATGTTCACACAATATCTGTACCTTAAGGGAAATGTACTTCTACGCATAGATGGAGCATTAACTCCAACACAGGCCAAAGAATACGAAGCTGCCTTTAATAAGATAACAGCCAACTAAGATTCCTATAACGCAAAAATGCCTCAGCAAATTAATGCTGAGGCATTACCTAATTCTTGCATAATTGTCGCGAAAAACCATTAATAATGTCGGATGGCAGGAAATTGATACATCACGTTGAATTTGAGTGAGGAAATCAAAGAAAAGGGGTGAATCTTTTGAATGCCTTTCGGAAAATGAAATTCTCAGTCATATCCCTTGCTCTATTATTGGCGGTTAGCGGATGCTCTAGCAACGCAGTCCCAGCAACAAGCCCTGTAAAAGCGGTAGACCAAACACAAGCCGCCAGCACCCCTGCACCTACTCCTACGCCTACTCCTACCGTTAGTCCATCGCCCACACCACCCCCAGCTCCTGCGGTTACTGCCGCACCTACCCCAACTCCTAAGCCCGCTGTTGTAGCCCCATCTCCTGCCAAACCCCCTGTTGCAACCCCTTCGCCAGCCCCCAAACAAACTAATCAAGGGGTAGCGGTATTCGTAACTAATACCGGATCAAAGTATCACCGAGACGGTTGCCGGTACTTATCGAAGAGCAAAATCCCAATTAGCTTATCGGATGCGAAGAGTGGATACGAACCATGTAGCGTCTGTAATCCACCACAGTAAGTAAAATCAAAGGAGAGATCTCATGAACAAAGGCGGATTCTCTTGGAATAGATTACTCGGTATCTCTGCCGCTAAATCGCGTATTTCCAGAAAAATAGGTATCCCGCTAACTAGATCAGGCAGGCAGCGTAAGGCTGGCGCTTCCATGGGTTGTTGTATTGTATTTCTTTTTCCAGTTTTATTAGTGGGTGTTTCTTATGTTTTGGTAAAGGTAATATAATACTTAGTACGCAAAAAGCCCCCCGACCATTCGGGCCGAGGCCTTTCGCTAAGAAAGGATTGATCTTTATGCGAGATACATTCCTCCTCCCCAATACGCTCCTCTTCCTCTCCTTCTGGTTTCTATCCCTAGCGCTCTTTTACTACATTATAAAGGTGGCCGTCAGAAATGGAGTACGGCAGGCAAACTCGGGTCTGATCGAGTCCGTGAGGGAAATTGAGAAAGCTGTAAGCGAACTGAAGAAAGAATAACCAAAGATAGTCCTTAGCACAAAAGCTGAGGACTATCTTATTTGCAATAAAATTCTCAGGAGTTGTCTTATTACCATATTGTTCCACATATCCCAACCTATGCATATTATGCACTATCTCGTAACAAAGGAGGAAAAACAAATGGCATTTGGCGTTGAAGGTAGAGAAAATTGTGGGTGTGAAGAAAGACGTGGCATTGGTGCAGGAATCGCAGCAGTTGTAGTTATAATTCTTCTTCTCATCGCAATGGGAATCGTATTCTAAATTGAAGGAGGGAATTTTTATGTTCGGAATGGGTCAAGGAATGAATTTAGGCGGATTTGGTCAAGGTGGAATGGGTTATGGTGGAATGAATCAAGCGTGTTGTCGCCCTGTATGTTGCCCCCCTGTCGCGCCAGTTGTTGGTCACGGCGTCGGTGTAGCAGTTATTGCGGTTGCTATTTTGATTCTTATTGCTTTAGGATTGATCTTCTAAGAACTCTTAATACTAGGAAAAGGGCCAGCAATGAACGCTGGTCCTTTTCTACATCTTCCACAGAAACCACTTGCACGTCCCTAACTCAAACTTAATCTCAAACGGTCTCAGCTCTCCCTTGATCTCACTCTGGCACCTGAAGCACAACATCTTATTGCCCGCCAGCTTCTCTTCGGTTACCGATACTACCCGCTCGATCTTGATCTCCTTATCGGTGAGCTTAAACCGGATCGGGTGAGGGTTTCCGTTCTCGAAGTGCGCTAGGACTTCGATGGGGGTCATTTTGGTTTTCATGGTGTTTTGCTCCTTTGCTAATAAGTATTCTATACTTCTTTACTCTTTTCATTAATTTTGATTTTTTTATCAAAATCCTCTAAGATGTCAAAGCCTATTACTCCAATAATAAACATAAAAATTGCAAGTGGCAAAATCGTTAGGAAATTAAATAAATAATCATCGGTAGTGACAGCAACAGAGCTAAGACCATAATCCGTCAGGTTGTGAATTAAATAGTAATTCATCAGAAAACAAACAATATAATATAAGAAATACAGTATTGGTAATATAATGGCAACTTTATATAGCCCGTCAGCGACTTTTTTAGTTCTTCTTAGACTAGTATTTTCTCCAATAAAAGATACTGCATAAAGATAGATGGCTGTTCCTAATATTACAATAAATATCCAGTAAAAGTATTTTATTGTTACTATGGGTTCATAGATTGACATTCCTAGATCTTTTAAAATCGAATATATGGCTAAACTTGAAGCAATTAATGCTACCGTAAAAAAAATTCTGTTTTTTTCAAAGTCGTTCACATCATTCTCTCCTTCTTTTCAAGATGGTCTTAATCATCTCATAACATCCTTGCGAAGTTAGGGGAAACCTGTCCCATGAAACAAAAAAAAACAGCCCCGGCATTGCCGAGGACCCTAACGTATTCCAACCAACTCACCGATCGTCACCCTGAGCCCCTCCGCTAACCGCGAAATCGTATCAAATCGTGGAATCTTTCGCCCAGTTTCTATATCACTGAGGTACTTGGGATATAGCCCAGTAATGGTAGCTAACTTTGCTTGGGTTAACTTACGCTCTTTTCTAAAGTGGGCTATTCGCTTGCCGAGGGTTTCTTTGGGTATGAGCAATGCGATCGTTCCTCTCGGTTTCAATATCTAGCGATTTATTGCTTTGGAACTAATTTACTGGTTTGGACATGATCTGTCAACTACCAAAATAAAAAGACCCCCACCGTTTCAGGTGAGAGCCAAATGCGAGCAAGGACTTCTATTGGAGTCATTAGGGTTTTCATGAATTCAAATCACTTGCACCTAGCAAAGAAAGTGGTGGTAGGGGTAAGTTTGATATTAATAATTCCTTTCCACGCGAACGTGTTTCCCTTGCAACGGAATAGTCTAAATAAAAGGGCTGATACTTTGCACCCGAGCCACTATAAAGCCCACAAATATAAGGTGCATCATCATAACTGATTAGCCAATCAAATTGTTTTTTCTCTTTGACAAATGCGGCAAGAGCCTTATGGTCTGTATTCGTATAGTAGTGACGATACATTTGTTTACCTTTTTCATAATAGGGTGGATCGAAATAGACGAAGCTTGTCTCTTTGGTCAGATTCTTTATCTCGGATTTCATATGATTCAAAGCATCATCCCAATGTACTTCTACTTGGCTTCTAAAACGGGACAATTTCTGGATTAAATCGATTAACACCACTTTATTAAATCTACAATCGATGCTATATGCTGATGATTGTTGCATCCCTCCTATGGGATTTGCAGTAATAATACCAGAAAAATTAGTACGATTAAAGAAAAGTCCAGCAAAACCTAAATCCAATAAGTCAGCGTCATATGGTGAGTTAACTGCGCGTAAAGGAGTGAGAGAAATCCAAGTATCCATACTAATTGGAGTATCTTCTATACGTTTACATAAATCATCAAAGCAATTAAAAACACACTTCCAGAGAGAATATATTAAGACATCCTTCTCAACAATCACTAACTTGCTTATTATACCCCTTTGTAAAAGGTCTAAGCCCACCGCCGCACTACCAGCATATGGTTCGTAGAATGAACATCCAACTAAGTTGTTACATTTCAACAGGTCTTCAATATACGGAACTAATTGCCTTTTTGCCCCAGGGTATCGTAGCGGATTAGTTGTTTTCGGCATTTAACGATCACCCTTTCTCAAGAAGTCATCGGTAATTATATCATAATTCCTTCTAGTTGGCCATGCCTTTTAGGCGTTGATTATTAGCTGGATTAGCGACGACATTCCGCTATTTGCCATTGCTTCCAAAGAAGCTGATGTTGCCCGAATTAACCCTGGATTATGGATATTCGCATTTAAAAAGTCTCGTGAACGAGAATTCTTTATAAAAGTAAATGCCCTCGACATATCCCTATCAGTCATTACTACCCCTATATTTGCAGCAATCTTGTATTCTATGTGACTTAACATAGGAAACGTGAACTCTATTTTTAAATCTTGCCATAATTGTGGCTGGCTTTTCTTTATTTGTAGAATCAGAGCTTGTTCATATACTGTTCTCAGTAACATCCCCGCTGCAATAGGATATGCTTCATATACTTTAAGTGTTCTATTATCTTTTCTCGTATTATTTCTCGACATTAGATACAGCTCATTTAAGGCCACTATGAGACCATTATGATCTCTATTGCCAGGAATTAGCCTATCACCCCACGAAATATGTTCAAAAAAGGTTGTTGAAGCACCACCAGTCCCTCCTGTGGGCCCACCGGGAGTTGGTCCTTCACCTTCGGTTGGTCCTCCACTTTCGGTTGGTCCTCCACCTTCGGTTGGTCCTCCACCTTCGGTTGGTCCTTCACCTTCGGTTGGTCCTTCACCTTCGGTTGGTCCTTCACCTTCGGTTGGTCCTCCACCATCGGTTGGTCCTCCACCTTCGGTTGGTCCTCCACCTTCGGTTGGTCCTTCACCTTCGGTTGGTCCTTCACCTTCGGTTGGTCCTCCACTTTCGGTTGGTCCTTCACCTTCGGTTGGTCCTCCACCATCGGTTGGTCCTCCACCTTCGGTTGGTAAAGTATCTAATAACAACTTGACACCTGCAACATTAAACAAGCTTTGCCGTGTCCCAATTATCTTATCAACTATCGTTGCCTTAAAAACCAGCTGAACAATCTGCTTAAATATGTCACCAGGCAAGTCGCTTTCTGTATTTAGCTCATTATTGTATTTTATTTTCAGGATGTCCTTTGGAGCTTTATATACGCCGGGGCCAACCTCTTGTTTGCCCGAAAAAATTCGTAAAAAAGTATCAATTTTATAAGTAATTAGGTCTTCGTCAAATTCTGAATTCGACCTCTTGTATTCATTTGAAGCAAGTAGTAAAAACTTATAATCCTTTATATATGTCTGAATACTACTCGTCGTAATTCCTGTTCGCTCACTAAGTTCCTTAATCGTTGATCCATTCAAAAACATTCCTGCAAAAAACTGCTTTTTGGCAAGAGGTTTCCAATCCTTAACCCCGCCGATATGTCTTTTAGCCATAAGCATTAACGCATAGTTTCGGTCAGGAGCCACATCTACTTCTATATCAACTATATTAGTCAGAGTTTCTTCTTCTGCCGTGGCTATTTTATGTTGAAAAGCATCGGGTATAAGGTTGGTATCAAGTAAGAATTGCAATGCACAAGTTCTACGATTTCCTTCCATTACAACATACTCATCGTTTTCTCGAATCACAACTATTCTCTCACCAAGAAGAAGTCCATTCCCTATATTTATCCCCTGGGCAAGCGCGCAGACATCCTCGTAAGTACTCATATATTTTCTTATAGCGGCCTGATCGCGTTGAGCCAAGGTAACAAATCGTGGATTTTGGTCATCTAGAATAAGGTTAAGTGGAGATACAGAGATAGCCACAATATTTCCTCCTCGATTGCTATTATTAGATTAAGGGTAAGAGATTAACGTTTATTTATTCGCTATAAATCGCTAATATCCTTTTCGCGTTGTCAAATTATTCATTTAATCACACAGGCCTCCCTCTATAAATAATCAAAAAAGTCCCCTCGCAAGGAGGGGTAGTGGAGAGGAGAATACTAAGAAGGTCTATATTTCAACCATCTGTATTTTATCATAATCTATGTTTGTTACCGTTCCATGAACTTTGTATGAAGAATATGTTAAGGTCAATAACGCAAAAAAGCCGCCCTGCAAATGCAAAGGCGGCTTTTTTTATGTAAATTGTAGCTGCAGGATCAACAGGGTCAGAAACAACTGGCGCGGGAGTCACTAGCGTCAAAACATTTAATTTACTCAATCTATCTTCTAAAATCTTTTCAAACATAATTGTTAATTCATCGAGAGGTAAGGTTTTTCCAACAGGCGTCTTAATGATTTGAGAATGTACAATATCCGTGATCGCCGTGGCGATATCTCCAACTGGTTGGGTCTTACCATCGACATAGGCTTGGGCGAGGATATAGGAGGCGGACGCGATAACGAGCGACATCAAACTCTCCACTGGCATTGCAAGGGCGAACACGTAATTCGCGATAATGACCAGGACTGTAAATACGAAGACTAAAAGTTTACGAGATTTGAGTTTTTCAAACATTTTATTTTCCTCCTAAAAATTTATTTACAGATGCCACCGTATTAAACCACGAGTCTCCGGTCACTAGGACTTCGTTCGGATGCCCGACTGTCGCGCCACCGATGATTATGAGTTGCTTTGCTTTAAACACGTCTAAAGGAGCTTTCCCGTCCGCTGAACGGATAAATATAGCACATCCGCCTTTAACTACAGCAACACGGCGAGCCGAAACAAGATCATCGGGTCCATAAACAACAATCGCGGTTTCTAACACAAAATCATCCTCTTTCTTTATTGAAGTAACTGGAACCGGAGCGACCACGGCGGCTGGAATAGATCCTGAATAAGCAGCACCCACAGCCCGACTGAATCCCTTGGCGATCGCGTTGGCCACCTTATCATCCCAGGCATCCTGTTTCATGAGAGCTTCTTCGGCAGGATTCGAAATAAACCCAATCTCAACGAGTACGGCGGGGCAATCGGTTTTTCTTAGAACCCATAAGCCCTCAAACTTAACTCCTCGATCGGTCAGGCCCGTTGCAGCAACTAAATCATTTTGAATTGCCTGTGCTATGTTTTGCCCTTTGCCCCCTGGGGATAATGCGAAAGTAGTAATGCCGTGTGCATCCGGGGTAGCGAACGAGTCAGCGTGAATAGAAACAAAGTAGTCTGGCTTAAAGGCGTTTGCTTGGTTGGTTACGTCTGGGAGATCCCCGTCTTGAATGGCGAGAACGTTCCATCCGTTCGCCTTTAGCTTTGTGACGACCTTGCTCCCGACATTGCGAGTTACAGTGGCTTCTTGGTATCCGTCAGATCCCACGGCCCCCGGATCGAATCCAACATTCTTTGGACCATGCCCGAAATTAACTACTGCTTTCATAATCATCCTCCTCCTACCTTAATGTGAATATTAAAAAGTTGCTGAAGTAAAAAAACGACCAGCGCGACGGTTGCTGTAACTGCCGAACGAATTACGCTTTTCTGGCCAGATTTTACTTTTTCAAGCTCTTTATCGTTTTGGATCTTGGCTACCTCAAATTGCTTGTCGTAGTCAGTGCATGTTGTCTTAAACTCTTCCTTACCCACAAAATTATTTTTCATATCGGAGAAGGCAATATTCATGCTGTTTACGCTGTCAGTTAGCTTATCAATCTTAGTTGCTAGAGGATTAACAATCTCGGATATACGCACTTCCATTACGGCCATCTTTACCTCTAGATCTACCGCCTCTGCCATTTCACAGCCCTCTTTCCCCTCTCGTTGATACCCATGAAAAAGACACCGCATAAATACGGTGTCAACCTCCCCCATCTCCTATGCCCAGATTTGAACCCACCAACCGTTTCCAGAGATAAACATCCACCAATACAACATGGCTATCACCTCCCCTCGAGATTTTTGGGCATAAAGGAAACGCCCCGATTTGATAATCGCAACAGCTTGCCAATTTGGCACAAAGAGCCATAAAAAATAAGCCCGCCAGACTTTTAGGTATTTAGTGAGTTCCAATGATAGTAAGCATAACTCGTGCAGTCATAGCACTAACTGCACCATAGGATCGCAACCTTATATTAACACCTATTAAAGTACCATAACTCCATACAAGACTTACAACTTGTCCTGTATATTCAGATGCCATACAATTAAGATATGCCGATGCAACTGCTGTAAAATCTGGATCTGTAGGATCAGGAATAGCTACATAAAAATTTTGTTGTTGGAGTAATACAGTGGAAGCAGGTACAGATAAATCAATAATTTGTGTCCATATTTTACCATAACATTGATTACCTTTTCTCCCGTTGAAATCTGAATCAATAAGCCCCGATTCCACAAGGAAGTTTTGTTTATAAAGCTTTGTCATATAATCAAGATAAGTTTGCTGGTATGGGCTAGACCCAGCAGTGTAGAACTTCAGCGCTCCGGCCTCCATCTGGATCTTATTATCCCCGGATGTTTCCACCCTTATAGCAATAATACCCGCCCCTGTGATGGCTGTACTGAAAGCCCCGCCGACACCTGCCGTTCCAACCCCGATTCCCCCCGATGTCAGTTTGACCACGTTTTGGCCATTTACACAGTACAGCCCTGTAGCATCCCAGTAGAAAGTTGAATTGACGGATATTTTGTTGGTTTGTGAAATCAGGAAGTCAACCTGTCCCGCCGCGAGTTCCTTCTTTGTCGCGTTGTCCTCCGGTGCTGGTGTCCAATCTGTGTTCTTGTTCCCTATCTCCATTTTACACCAGTTGCAAGTTACTGTCCCTGTTCTCCCGCCTGTGCTGTCATATAGGTAAAACTCCATATAATACCATCCAGTGTATGTGGCAACGAATGTTACTTTTTCGACTATATTTCCGAGCGAAGATATATTAAATCCATTACTAAATACTACCCAGGTATCATTGTGTAAAGAGCATAACATGCTATGCCCATCTGCTTGAGCCTGTGCATCAATTCTGCCGCTCACTGAATAGGTGTATTGCCTTCCAGCGGTCAGATATACTTGTCTTGCCCCAAATCCATAAGCACTCGAGGTTGTTGCTATTTTGCTGTCCGGTATTAGATTTGTTCCTCCGATTTCCAAATGGTCCACAGTCCATTGCGCGGCATCTGCGAGCGCCTTGGCCTTGGTTGCAATGGCATTCAATAATGCTGTCCGGGTGTCGTAATAAACTTTAAAATACCCTCGGAATACTTCCCCATTAATATCGCTTGTAGTCGTGAGGTCTGCTATCAAAGGCGCGAGGTATCCCATTAAATTGGTCCATGCGGTATCATAAACCACCCGCGGGACTCCGAAACTATCCGCTTGTATTTCGTTGGGGTAATTCTCCGAATATATAATATCCCTCTCTTTTTGTACTGCCTGCTTTTCTACTGCGGTCAGCTTTGAATCTGAGGCGATATCGGTCAATTTCCCGTTTGCTGTGGCTGCGTCGGCTACACCGCGATCAGCCTGTGCTTGGGCAGTTGCTGAAACGTAGGCTAATTGCTCAGGTGATTGCTTCCAATCAGAGCACCTATTTCCAGATTCTATATTAATATCCTTGACGTCAACTGCTAGGGTGGCCAGATCACTGATTATATAACTGAATACCTCATTGGCATTTTGGGTAGCGATGTCGCATAGGAATCCCTCGATCTTAACCCTATGCCAGACCCCGGGTAGTTGTTCAAAAGAGCTGGTGGGTGAAAGTTGTGCAGTATTGTCCCCGTTTCTTACATAAACTGCTAGGTTAGTATCCCCGGTTGTTCTTACCGACAGAGAGAACGAATACGGAGAACCCGCCACCATAGATTCGGGTACTACCCCCATAAGTCTATAAAGTGAGACGCATTTCCCGACATCGGGAGTATGCCTAATAAACGATCCTGTACTGTCCTCCATTAAGACGGCATTACCTAACCCAACATCATTTGGAAAATACCCCAAGGTATGGGTTTCGTAGGGGAATAAGTTTCTCCCCCCAATTTGGAGGTTCTTCACAGCGGTGTCGTCGGTGTATTTGGATGCCAAATCCCAATCGCCAGAGACGTATGCTTGACCAACGAGTTTCGGGGTAATACATTTAAGGAGATCACCTCCGCCGCCTTGAGCATATAGATCGCCCTTGTCATACGGTGAAAATGGGACCACATCAAATATTCGCCGCTTTCCGTCAGCCGTGTCTTGTGCTTTAGCCGCGTCTGACAAAGCTTTTGTGACATCGGTATCCGTTATGACAGTCCATTGATAAGTTCCAATCAAGGCGAACCGATAGGCATATCCCGTGGAAGTATCATAGAATAAGTCCCCAAGGTGCTTGTTCTTGTCGTCGGTCGTGGTCCATGTATTTGCCGGTGCATTCGCGAGACTTGGAACATATCCATAGAACCATGTTGTAATACTTCCATCGATTTGGAGTTGCAACGCTTGGCCTAAAGCATCGGCATAAGCCTTAGCATTTTGCTCGGCACTATTCCAGCCCTCTGATCCTGCCACTAATTCATCAGGTATTTGCTCTCCGGAATCTCCTACAATAATTTGATTAGCACGAACCTGTACGAACTGACCAAGCATACCCGAGATCATACTTGCAACGATATGACCATCAGATGTTATCGCCGTGTCGTATGGCCCATTTATGCCAGTCGAACTGTGCCCTAAACCTCCGAGGTTCCATCTCCAGACATTAACCGCTGTCATTACGTCCACAGTATCCATTATGAGTATCTCGTAGGGCTTTCCACCCCCATCTTGGCGTATTACTACATTACCGCCATTTGAACCCGTTATAAGCGCCGTGGCGTTATCTATGGCCTTTTGATAATCTGAGGTGACCTGAACTATTTCCTGCTTTACACCTCGGATAGCCTCATTAATGCCTGTGGCAATATTGGGTTTAAAGCTCCCTAGTTCAATCTTTTCAGTTCTGCCAGTTAAGTCATTTTTCTTGATGGATATTACCTTGCATTTAAGATCAATGTTCAGCCGTGAGTGCTTCACCGTAACTGTGTCGCCCTCATAAACAGTTTCCAGTACTGAGTAGTTTTTATACTTCTCTGTCTTGCTAAGTTCTTGGAAATCCACTTTGAAGTTAATTAGAGGAATATCACACTTCGACGATGCAAAATAACCCTGAGCAGCTGTTCTCAAATCCGCTTCAATCTCGATATCCGGAAATGATACCTCTTTGATCTTGGGGTTAGAATAGTTGCCGATGTATTGACTATCCACGTACTTTTCAGCGATTGTCAGGCCATCTTTACCCGTTGGATATATTCGTGTGATAACGCCATCTAAGCTCGCTGTTTCCTCAATGCCGATTATGTTCTTGCCATAGGATACCAACACGCCACGATCAAGGCCTCGCGCCTGCATGAGCTTAATGGTGAAGTTATCTCTTACCAGTTCCCCTCCCCAGTTAGCAATGATTCCATCGGCGCCCATGATTGCATCAACTGGGTCTTTCTTAACGAAATACTTTGTGTTATTACCAAGAACGTCTCCCATACTTATAAAGCTATGCGGGTATTGGGTGTGGGTTAGTATCCAGTCCAAGGCGCCTACACCCGTTTGTCCGATTGGTCTTACATCTTCAAGGAAATTATCCAAGAGATCATAAAAGATGTGCCTTGCATTGGCTTTAATTCCGTCAAGAGTTTTCACCTTGCGATAAATACGGAATAATTGTCCATCGCTGTTTTTGACAATGTTTCCTTCCACGATATATTGCCACTTGCCCCCAGCGTCCAAGGGATACTCGAATTCTACTTCGTATAAATCATTGAGCTTTTCGGTCGTAAAAAAAGACAGGCAGTCCGCTAAGACCACAAGTCCGTTGTTGTTGAAGTCGATACATTTAGAATCGTATAGCTTAATCATAGCATCACCCAATTCGGTGTTATTTCTACTTTCGTTACTGTCCCTGTCCAGCTAATGCCGTTTGCGCCAACAGCTAATCGCGGAAAGTCGCCCAGCATATTTTGATTCATCAGCTGGGTCCCTTTATACGCGTCCATCATCGGACTGTCGATCGTCACATCACCCACAATGTTCGTAAGATGGATCGCGTTACCGTTGACGGTAAGATCGATTGTCCCATTGCCATAAATCTTGATAACGGGCTTGCTCTCGTGGGTCCCGGTATTAGTAATGCTGCCAGGTGCCACAAGAGTGATAAGCGGATTATTCAGCATCAACGCGAAGGGCTGACAATCAAAAATTACAACAAAGGTTCTCCACTTTTCGATCACCCGAATGAATGGAATTTGATTGATGATCGTCGCTTGATATTCTCGATCGTCTTGATTTGAAAATATCACAGGTCCGGAACCGTCAAGCCACTCCAAGATTTCATCAATTCTGGATAAGTCTCTAATGGTACATTCGACTGGCTTCACTGTCCCGTTGTACGCCTTTAGGTCTTCCGTTAGGAACCCATCGCGACCTGGTATAACAACTTTTTTGATGTCGCGGGCCGCTTTGATAATTGGAGGGAGTTCGTTCACTATAATATCCATATCTAAACTAGATATATTATTCCAAATAAAATAGACCTCCATCAGACTCCACCCCTTGCCGCGCTTGTTTGACGTCTGAAGAACTCTAATTCCTCCGCGAACCCTTGCACGTCCTGCGCGCGGTTATTTATGAATTTATCAACCAGGACAGAAAGTCCTCCGGAGGAGTCTTTCTTCTTTGTGATATCTTGATTGCTTTTGCTTTTGACGTCGCCAGCATACCCACCGGTTAATTTAACATTCGTCTTTAGTGCAGGCATTAAGGACATATCCATTGCGAGACCTTTCACAGCTTCGGTCACTTTGTTCTTATTGTCTGCGATTCCTCGTGCTAGTCCGCCCATGAAGTCAGGCATCCACGATTCATAGTCGGTTAATGGTCCTTCATCAGGTACCGAGAAATGAAGGATACTGCGAATCTTATCCGCTACACCAGTCACTGCATCGCCAATTTTACCGATCATGGCCTTGATCCCACCGATCAACCCCTGAATCATATCAATTCCATAGCCGCGCATCTTCCCAGGCATTCCGCTTAACCAGTCCATGGCGCTATTGATTCCGCTTGTGATTGCTGACTTAACCCCGGAAATAGTACCCGTCACGCCATTCTTCATTGACGTGAACATATTTGATCCAATGGTTGACAGTTGACTTGGTAGTTGTCTGAGCCAAGCGAGGATCCCATTCCATACGGAAATTATTGTTGCCTTGATAGAGGACCACGCTCCGGAGAGAGTAGTCGTGATTATACTTAGTGCATGTGAAAATATAGAGACTAAGTTATCCCAAATATCTCCGATGTAGGTTTTTAGGTTGTCAAAAATATTCATAGCATCGGATTTTAATTTGGTGAAATTTCCCGTTACTAAATCAATGATCAGCAGGATTGCCCCAAGGAAAATATTCTTATAAATTTCCCACACGGCGATAAATATTCTTTTAAGATCATTGAAGATTACCGTTATGTCTTGGATTTGCTTCGAGAATTTAGTCGTCACAAATTGAACGATAGCATCCACAACGTTAGTGAATATCTGTTTGATTCCATTCCATGCAGCAGACACCGTCGAGGTTATTCCATCCCATACCGAAGATAAGAATGTTGTAATAGAAGTCCATGTTTCTGATATTACCAAGGAAACGGAGCTCATGACTTCATTGATCTTCGTGGATATAGCACCAAATACCTCAATACATTTGGCTTTGACCTTATCCCAGTTCATCCAGAGAAGAACACCGGCAGCTACAAGTGCCGTAACCAACAGGACAATTCCTCCGATTGGATTCGCGTCCATAGCTGCATTTAGCGCCCATTGCACGACGGTTAGTCCTTCTTGTGATTTCTTGTAAGCCTCCATAATCCCTGTTGCTATAGCCACTACTTTGTAAGCAGCGAACCCAGCAACAACTCCCGCAATTAGTGGGATGACTAGATTCAAGTTATTTACCAGCAGTGCGAATACGTCAATAATACCCATCACGATGGGCTTTACCGTAGCCATGGCGCCCGGCAACTCATCTTTTAACTCTTTTCCAAAATCTTGGAATTTAGGAATGAGTTCATCACCTATAGGTACCAGGAGCCCCGTTACTAAAGTTCTCCTTATTCCTTCGACAGTTGCACCAAGGGTAGCCCCGTTGAGTTCTCCAATCTTACCGAGCGCGTCCTTCGTCTGGTTTATTTCGCCCTTCGTATTGAGTAAGGCCCTGACTCCCTTGATTCCCATATCCTCGAACTGGGTACCGAACAGCGCGATGCCCGCGGCATTTTGCGCGACAGGGTCCTTCATTGCCAATAGGGCCTTTGTCGTTTTTTCGAAGGCAGCCTTTGATTTATCCCCGCCAGTCGCAAAGTCTTTCGTCATTGCAGTCGCGCTTAATCCTAACGCAGCGAACCCATCAGCGGAGGTCTTGGATCCATCCTTACTTCTAATTCCAAATTCTTTAATTGCATCTGCGGCTAAATCTGTATCTTTTACGCCAGCCTTTGTGGCGTTTGAAATCATATTGAACATTTCCGTTGCAGAGAAGCCCTGTGCCGCGAAAGTGCCGCTGTATTCGTTCAGCGTATCGAGTAGGTCACCATTCTTGTCCAGTCCGTTCTGAGCACCTTGCGCAATTAAGTTATACGCTTCAGTCCCAGTCACTCCGAAGGATTTCATCATTTTATCGACGCTCTTGATCGAATCTCCGACTTCCATGCCGAAGGAATCACGCATCATTAGCGCCGTTTGTGATAGTCCTTCTAACTCCTTGCCAGTAATTCCTGTCGCTTTTCCTACCGACGCCATAGATGCAGCGATGTCCGCGAAGTCAGCTCCATAGTTATTATTATAAATGGCTTCAACCGAGTCTTTGAGACCAGCCATAGCTTGATCTGACGCGCCCGTTTCAGTTTGTAATTGATTCATGGACCCCTTTAAATTATCGGACATAGCAACACCAGCGATAGCAACACCGGCGACGGCAGCGCCCACCGCAGCGAACGCACCGATGACCGCAGTCTTTACGCCGTCCATGCTTGTCTTTGTGCTTGATTGAATTCCCGCGATCGCGGAATTGAACCCGGCAGCATCAGCTGTTATGGGAACTACTAATCCTATATCTTCAGACGACAATTTCTACACCCCCATCCGGTCGTATTTCTCGGCTGTTTTACGGTCATCTTCTTCACGTCGAAAGACTAAAATATCGAAATAATACATAATGTCCATTTCATCTATCGACGGCATACTTTGACCGTTTTCCATCAACCCCGAATAGACGCCGCATATAAAATCAAACGGGGTTACTTCCTGTTCCCCCGTTTGACGTTTGGGTCCTGTAACTTCTCAAGCTTTCCATTAAGCTTTCCAGTAACACCTTCGATAGTGGCCTGGAACGTTGGGATAAGAGCAGATGACGCGATTCCATCAAGGAGTTCGTCCTCTGTGAATTTATGGCCATAGATTTTGACGATATACTCAGCCATGGTGTCGATTAAAGTTCCGTCGACAACCTTGATTTGTTCAGAGTTTGACATGGAAATAGTTTCTTTGAGCATCCGACCGCTTATAAAGGGAGGGGAGAAAGTTTTGCTTTCTCCCCCAATTACGAGAACAATATTCATAGTTTTTTGACTCCCTCTTCTTTCAGTTTTAAGCCGTAGTGAAGATTCGATAAGTTGGGACTAAATGATTGCCGGCAAGGTCCATAACGTCCGCATCAGCAGAGGCTAGGTACTTGGTCGCAGCAGTTAGTGCAGCCGTAGGAGTGAACGCTACCGTCTTAGCACCGGCATTGTAAACAACCGTACCAGGAACAATGGCGCCAGTCGTATCATTGATCAGTTGGAAGTTATTGGTTGTAACGGTCGCTACATTCAAGGCCTTGCTAAAGGTCCAGGTATACAGAGATCCGACAGCTACTGCAGCCGCGCCGGTAGTAGGTACAGAACTAGCAATCGTTGGAGCCACAAGATCAGCGATTCCTTCCATGGCAGTTGACCAGGTTCCGGAAACGTCCACATAGCCAGGTTCTTCTTCGTCCGTAAACTTACGCCATTTTCCATCAGACCGGCGAGGGAGCGCCACACCTTCAAAGTTATCGTTTTGGAATTTAGGATTAGAATCCGCAGTTTCTGAATCGTCCTTCGACTCGCCCAGAAGCGCTTTCCAAATTCGTACATAACGGAATTTTCCGTTTGCCTTTTTTCGACGGTAGAAGAAACCGAAGTATGGAGCTTGGTCTGCAGCCTTCGAATCCATTCCTCCCACACCGTCGAGAGTATGACCTAAGAGGTCAGCCTGGACTGCTAGTGGAACGGTACTAAGGCCCAGCGCAATCTTAACCTCACCGAGTGCTTGACCGTACTCTTCAAGGACACCATCGGAGTAAAAAGCCGCGCGACCAGTCGTAGGATCCACATTGATCTTCACGGAGCCAGGAACCATGACAATGGCTCCATAAGTTGTCCCGAGAATAGTATCAGTGAGCATTTTTGCATAACCGAACATATCGACATTGATGAAATTGCTCATTATTTTCCTCCTTTATTGTGCTTCGACTTTAGAATATTTTTGAACGTAATGATGGACATCCGTCGATGGCTCGTGTAAGTGAGCGAATCCGGATTTATACCAGTCAGCCTTCAGCATGGCTGCATCTACCGATTGGTGGACTTCCTTCCTGATTCCCGTTTCCTTATCCGCTTTTTCCCAGATATCGACGATCACTGTCACAAGGTCTGCCTGGGCTTTCCCATCAGCAAAGTCCGAGTCGTCATGACCACTATCTAGAAAGGTAACGCAAGGAAAAATAGTAATCGATTCAGGAGAGCTCTCTATTACTGGACAAGAAAAAAGAACCCCGACTGGGTCCAGTGTGGATTTAACTAATGCCGTATTATCTATCACCCAGTTACACCCCCGATAGCTTGAGCTATAAGCCGGTTAATTGCTGCCCTGTTTTTCATCACGGCATTGGTCAGGATATAGAGAGCTTTCGGGTTCTTGCTCGTTCCGTACTCTAACCATTTAGCGTAAGGAACGCTCGCATAAATCATGGCCGTATGCGCCAGGGAAGGATGAACACCCGAGCCAATTCCCGCTTTATAAAGCGCGGTCCTTTTCCATAAGTCCTTCCCTGTCTTCGGGCTCTTCTTAATGGGGATACTGTAGATTTCCCGCACTGCGTTCTTTTTAGCTTCATTCTCGCAATAGAAGGCAGCCTTCATATTTCCCCTGTCAGCTGCCAGAACAACAGCGTGGGCCTTCGCTGTTATGCGTCGGTTCCAATCCTCAAGCGCTGCTTGAATTCCATCGTTAGCCATTAGGTCACCCGCTCCACTGATACCTCTACATGGTGCCCGCGATAAGGGACAATGTCCGTGATTCGGTAAGTTACATTTTCGAACGACAAACGATCTAAGGCCGTCAACGAGAAATCCTTGCAGAACAAAATATGGTCGCTTGCGTCAGTCACTCCCGAGCCCTCGAATTTATAAGGAGTTTTGACTGATTGTAAATCCCCCTTAATCGTCCGGGACACTTCGAAGGTATTCACGGTCCTTCCTTTTGCGTCGATCTCCGTATTTGTGATAACCAGCACGACAATAGAATCCCTCATTCTCATGCTAGAATCCCACCTTTTTATAGCGATCGAGAACCTTCGCAATCGCTACTGGAATTTCCGATTCCCGCTTCGTGAAGGTAGTTTGAACTTGACCCTGCCTTTCAACGTCAACCCCCAGCCGGCCTTCCCTGGCTTCAAGCCATTCGAGCGCGGCCAGTTTTAGCGTTGCAAGAAGAAGGTCACCAGGAGTGACAGCAAAGCCCGCCGTATAATCAATCACCGCATAACTTTCTTCGGTGTAGCTATACTTAAGTTTCCGGCCCATCGTTACATACATCACATCGAGCATATCGATATAACTCGGATAAATCCGGTACCCGCTTATAATTCCGTCGCCGTTAGTGTTAGGAGAAACCCCTACGACACCGTCATAGCGTGCCAGTCTTTCAACCGAGATAATCGGATAATTACGAGGGAATAATTTGTGATTCAACGCATGCTGCTCTCCGACGTAAGTTGTAATATCGAAGATCCGATGACAATAATTTTCTACGGTCGATTGGACGCTTGACACTAGGATGTCAATTAAAAAGTCGTCGTCCGTCCCTTCGATTTGTAGGTACTTTTTGAGTTGATCAAAAGTTATGAGGGACATAATCCCACCTACTTCTCTTTAGTAATCTTTGTATCTGCAAGAGCGATCTCGTCAGCAAAGCCGGCATCAACAATCTTACCGGCCATCTTTGCATCAAACGATGCGCAGTCTCCTTCACGATAAGGACTCATAGGTTGGTTGAATTTCACTACGACTAAATTAGCCATTGATAATTACCTCCTCAATTTGCGGTACTTCCGCTTCAGGTTGGACATCGGCGATTTCCGGGATAACTACTTCGGGCTTTGCCAGTTCGATTGCAGCAGGAGCCTCCACTTTGACCGCAGGAGCATTGATATTTACGAGGTGAGAGAAATCATACTCAGCCCTGCCGGAGTCAACGAGCATGGCTGCCGTTGCCTCATCGCAAGCTAGAAATGTTCCCGGCTTTAAGTCGCTCAGCATTCCAGATTTGTCTTTACTTATATGGTCTACTATCTTTACTCGCATAGGGTCCTCCTCCAAAGGATCGAGGGAGCGAACCCCCTCGTCCTTAATTAGTTATTACTTCAAGAAGCCAGTGAGCAAGGAGAACGCTGCAGGAATGGCGGCTTTTCCGTCGATGCGTTCCCACATCTTAACGAGTGCTTCGTGATTTTTGAAGGCTTGGTCGGATTGGGTATTGATCTCGGAACCCATCTCGTTCTTGTCGAACAAGTAATAGTTCTTCATATTTCCGAAAACGATCTCAGAGGTCGTCGCCTTGGCATTGACCGTCAAGTTTTCAGGGAACAGGCTGTCGAATTCGCAAACAGGGTATCCGTTGAACTTGGAAGGAGCACCGTTCATGACGCCTGAGTCTTGGTTATCCACCCATAAGAAACGGCCTTGACCATCTTTCAGTAAGCGAGCTTGGCGAACAGCTGAGGTATTCATGCAGTAGCAACCGCCTGCTCTCCAGTTCGTGCTAATGGAATAAGGGAGGGAAACAAGGTCATCGGCAATCAACAAGTTCGTGGTTGCAGCCAGGCCGATTGGAACAATGTTGATACCAACAGTTGACGCAATACCTTTAGGTTGGTTAGTTCCAGAGCCCACCATGATGGCTTGATTCTCTGCGATAACAAACGCTTTGGAATATTGAGCCAAGAGGAAAGCGTAGAGGTTAACAGGAGTATCGGCCAAGAGGTCGCGAGCGATTGCAGTGTAACCATCGAGACGATTCACGGAATATGGGAGAGAGGTGAACGTAGGCGCAGTTGGTGTCAATGGATTGGTGTCGTTGACTTCCCAAGTTAACGTGACGCCGGTAGCGCCAACAGGCCAGGTACCACCACGGAAAGGAACCGGCACAACAGTACACATATTACGGAGTGCTGTGAGGTCCTGTTTGATTCGGTCGATGATATCAGCGTGGAATTCAGTAGGGAGTAATTCAAGGCCGCTGCCTGCAGTCTGACCAGTAAGATCCTTGGCAATACCGCCACAATACTTTTCGACTTCGCCAAGGTTGTTCTCCATTTTGGCCTTGAAGTAGCGCATGGTTTTTTCTTCCTTGGTCATGTCCTCGATTTTTTTCTCGGAGAACTTGATCTTACGAATAGCCTTAGTAAGGCCCTGGGCCTTCAACATGGCCTCGACCATTTTATCAGTTACGGATTTGAATTCTTCATCTGTGAAACGTGCCATATTATTCTACCCCCTTCATTAATTCCGCGAGTTTTTCCTCGACGGCCTTTTGGATTTGCTCGTCCGTGTATTCTTTGCCTTCGTCGCCGTCTGGCTCGCCTTCAGCCTTACCAAACATGGAGGTTAAGGTCTTCACATGCTCGGTCATTGAATCGCATACGGCTTTAATGAGTCCGGCGTTTTTAGCGCTGAATGTTGCGCCGCCTTTTTCCTCTACCACGGGGATCGCCTTCAATGCGATTTCGAGTTCTGTGATTTTATCAGTCGCGGTTTTTAGTTCCACGCTGTAATCTTTGGGTGCCGCGATACCTTTAATTGCGGTAGCAATCAAGGCTTGGATTTGTTCTTCGTTCACTTTTGTTTCCCCACTTTCCGTTTTCATTTGATCGAACAGACTTTTACTGATTAATCCTGTTTCAAAAGCCCTCGCAACCGCGTTAGGATTACACGGTACCGTCACCAATGAAAGCTCTAAGAGCTCCCAACTTGTGAAGTCGTACCCACCCTTGTCGTTTGGAGTTCTTGTGATCGGAATGAACCCAATACTTGAGGCTTTCATGTAGCCTTCTGAATAAAGATAAAACCACTCTTTCGCGTTCACTGTTTCCGCGAACTGTATTTTAAACACAAGCTGCTTGGCTTGTATGGTGACGGCTAGAGCACGGCCAATAACTGTTGGAACCTCACTGTCTCCATGATTGTGGTTTGCCAAGATTATGGGATTCTTGAGGTAATTCTCCAACTTGGCACCCATGACAAACATCCGGTCTCCGGCCCGATCCGCGTCCTCTGTGCTCCCGATCATCTCAATGATTCGGTTGGGTTTATCGATTATCTTGACAGCCCAAGACAGTTGTTTTTCTATTGGATCCAAAGTTCCCACCTCCTAAATGGCATAATAAAAAGGCCCTCGCGGCCTTACTTCTGGATTGCTTTATTTAGCCAATGCGGCGGTTTCTTCTCAGACCAAGAAGGTCTTAAGGTATACCTTGAACAACTTGAGTCGCATTGCCTAGTATCTTTATTCGAGCAACCTTCGCAGTCATATACTCTATGCACTGAGATCACCGCCTTTAGATGATTCCGTCTTTGGCCGTCTGAAGTAAGAACCCTAAATGGTTCCACACTTGGTTGTTGATCCTAGCCTTGCAAATGCCTGAGCCCATTTCCTCATTGTAATTTTTAGGATCGACGCAAGCTGAAGACTCTACGATAGTGAATCCGTTCTTCAGTGTAGCAATCACGACAGTGATCTTGCCCTGCTTTGTGAATACGTCATAGTCCTTAATGAAGTTATCAACTAACTCCTGGGTAATCGTATTGTTATCCCCGACTTGCATGTATGCTTTCTCGAAGACGTCTTTGGGTGAAAAGCTTATATACCCGTCAGGATAAGTAACTTGATAACCTTCTTCTGAGTTGTTCTTAACCATATCGGGCATTGGCCTGCTATGCGGATACACAGTTTTACTAAGGTTCATCCTTGTTGCACGTTCCGCTTGAATCATCTTGAATCCGATATACTTATTACTCAATCGTGACACCCCTTACTTTTTCTCCTGAATGATTCCAACTCTTCAGCCAACTCCTGAACGTCCTGAGTTCTGTCGCTCGTAAACTTATCAATTTTTAATGTTAATTCTTTGGGGTCATTCAGTTCTTCCTCCCCTTGAATCACCATGAATCCTTCATTCCCGCAATCCCTGCACACTCTGACAACAGATTTCCTATTGTCCTCCAGCAAGTGCTCAGGCGTTCCCTTGCGCTCAATTAACAGTCCGCCACATTCGCGACAGTTATGCTTTTCTAAGTCCGTCAACGTATCCGTTGCAAGATCAATTGCGGCCCTCACTGCCTGAAGTTGTTTTAATCCATAGCCATTGAGTACAACATTAATTTTGATATCAGAAAATTTCATATCCTACCCCCTCCAAGCAGAGCTATTCGTGCGCATGAGATACTCATCAAGCCACTCTTGGGGAATCGGTTTGTCGGCAGCAATATATCTAGCCATTGCTTCTTTGATTGATGTGACTCTCAACTCTACCCAGAGTTTAGCAGGCATTAATCCAAGGGGTACTAACTTGACCTGATCTTGATCATTCATGACTATATCCTCCTTCTAATCCAGATTAACCTTCGGCGCCATACAGCAATGGCAATTTACAACTTCTTCAGCCGGTAACGACGAATCACCAGGACAATCGCATTCATACCCAGCAACAACAAACGACTCATTCACGGGGATCGCGTTCTCTTCGTTGTAGTCTTGGCCCGCTTTTATGTGGGTTTCACGCGGGACTCCAATCGAAGAGTCCATCCAATATTTGCCGTCTAAGATATCCGCGTTTTGCTTGTAAGTTTCGCTGGTCGCTTGGTTTAAGGAAGTCAGGCATTCAGTCTGAGCTATCGTCCGGGCCCGCGTGGGGCTGAATACATTCCCGAGCATATTAGTTACGTCAGGAATCGTGAAGGTTCGGCCATCGTTGTATTCCTCAGAATCGTATGCCTCGCCGATGGTGTCCTTTACCCAGTCCCGAGTGAACTCGTTAATGTCCACGATTTTGTTTACCTTGTCTTTAATCATTTGGCGAACGCCGGCGTCTTTGAAGTCAAAGCGTATTCCGGTATCTTTATGGATGTAGTTCCCTATGCCCTTAAATTCATTAACGACCGCACGTCCACCGGTTTGAAAAGCCTTATCATAAAGCGGAGCTACTAACTTCTGCAATTTAGCGTTCCATTCCGACACACTAATTGGGTCCTTGTTGCCGGCGATAACCTTCGGCGTAATGGCTTTGAATTGAGCAGCAAAGAATTTATTTATGACAGTCTCGAATTCAGCGATCAACGGCGCGCTTAATTTCATGAAGTCATCGTGCCGGGTCGAGTTATTCTTTACAACCGCCTTAGCTATCTTCTTCCTGGTGGCTTTGTCTAAGGCCTTAGATTCCAATAAGAGCAATTCTGCTGCCGGTTCTAAGGCTTTAGGCTTTCCCTCGATAAGGTCGCCCCCAGTAGCAGGAGCAACGGCAGGAGGAGACATAGGCGGAACGGCACCCATCGGTTGCAACATAACTGCCTGGTAAATCACATCGCCTTCTGCCAAGTGAGCCAGTTGTAATCCCAGGAGTTTATTAACAATGTCCCTCCCTTCGTTCACGGTAATCGTTTTATTGACTTGGGTATCTAGCACGCCCTTAATGAAATCTTTATTCTCAGGGACGTTGTCAGTCGGTCGAAGTTCTATATCTTCTCCGAACATCTGAACAAAGCCATTATTTAGCTTATCTGCGATCATCCCCAGGCTAGGCTTGATCACGTGCGCCTGGAAAACATATTCTGCCGTTTCGGCATTAGCCCGCGATACATCGTCGGTCAGGCCAAGGATGGATTTATGCACGCCAAAGATTCCTAGAATTTCGTCCCGGCTTTGATTCCGTAAATTAAAAAAGTCCATATCTTTCTGGGAAATCTGAATGGCCGTATAAGTTACGCCCTCACCACGGACCATGGCTGTCCGCTTCGCATTGTCCACGCCCTTATGCTTATCGTTCCATTCTGCCTTGAGTCGGTCAAAGTCGTCATCTGAAACGTCCGGCATAGTCAAAATACCCTGAGGTTCCGCATTGTTGTAGAAGAAATTGCGGTTCCATTGGCTAGAGTATTTATCAGATTCCAAGGCAGTCGCTGCGGCTTGAGCAGGACCGATACCGTTATAGGGATTCAAGAAGTCAGGCAGACTGAAGAAGATTACCTCATCTTTATCTAATGGCATTTGCTCGATACCAGCGCGATAAATATACCCCTTGATAAACTCTTCCTTGTCCGGGACGACCCACATGTCCATGGGGTTAATTACCCATATTTCCTTTGGCCGTCCTAAACCGTCCTTGGCTATATACAAAAAAGCCTTGCCAGTCAGATTTAAGAACCCGCTTATTCTTACTAGCATTTCGTTCTGGCTCATGTACGGAGAAGGATGTTTAAAGAGATCTAGTGCCCTGCTGCTCTCGACGGCCTTCTCGCCCTTGTACGCCTTCCATTCGGAAGCCCCAACATTCTGGGAGATCTTACTCACGCACGCAAAAAGCCATCCTATCTCGCCATAGCTGCGAAGGTAGTCGGCCGTATTCATGGCCGGAGGGATGTGTATCACTTGCGAGTAATACCCGCCGAACTTCTTCTGGACTGCTTTGATTGCTTGTTTCTTTGCCTTACTGAAGAATCCCAATCTTGATCACCTCCCCCATGATATAGATACTATTCACCCAACAGGTCCAGCTCAATATCGCTAAAGGTATCTCCATGGGTGAATCCTATAATTTTGATACCAGAGAATGACCTTAGTACCAGGTTGCCGTCGTAGGCCTTCTTGTAATAGGCCAGCTTGGTCTCGAAGTTAGCTCTCTTGTTTATGATTACTTCAGGCTCCGGAAATCCTTCCATCTTTATCAATACGCCAACAAACGCTTCGCCTTCTCGCTCTGCCTCGTAAAAACACCGTTCTAGGTTCGCCGTAGTCATTTTACCCATTACAATACTCCTCCAATATACCAACCTATTAATCCGCCAGCGACACCGCATAAGACATTGAATACAAACCAGCTATGCTTGAACTTCTGGCTTTCTTTGAGCTCACGCTCTCGCCTGATCCTGATATAGACTGCTCTGATTCTAGGATTATTCCTAAACTTAACAAGATGTAAGCTACCGTCTAACATCGGATAATCTATCCACTGCCTGAGCTCATGCTCTATACTATTTACCACGATATACTCGCCGCCTTCTTCATGTCATCTTCCATTGCATACCTCACAGCATCAATCGTGTGATTGTCCTTATCGACAAGCCGGTTCTTAATCTCACCATCAATACCAGTGGCATAGTCGATTGCTTCAAACTCTGCAGCAACATGAGGCGTTCGTGCCGGATCTATAATGATTTCATCAAGATCATCTAGCCACTTCTCTCCGTACTCAACACTGCCGGGCCCTTTCTTGGCGCCCTTCATTCTAATGCCATAGCCCTTCATTTCACTGACTGACTTTGGCTCGCTTGAGTCAGCGACAGTTAAGCTATGATCAACACCCAGGGCTTTCATCCTTGCGGCTGCGTCTCTATTGCTTAGCTTGATATCATATATCTCATCCAAGAAGTACAGCTTTCTTCGCGTCTTATCATAGTGGACACGAACAAAAGCGAAAGGATCCGCGGCATAACCCCAGTCACATCCTTGTCTTATATTGTCTGCTTCCTTATACTCGGCATCAGTTATTTTTCTAAAGGTTAGATTAGCAAAAGGAACCACACCGCTCCCGATGGGTTCCCCTAGATACTCATACCGATATTTGAAGCTATTTTTCTTTTTTACCTCTTCGGCTTCCTCGATGAATGCCTTCGATACATATTTGTTATCCAAGTAAGTGCTATGGTGTACATAACAATTATCAGGAAGGAAGTTGCTCTCGAACTTTTTGTTAACCCAGGACTGCTTTCTCTTTGGCGGATTGTAGGAGTAATAGATATCATAATGCAAACCTTCTGGGAGCTCTGCCCGCACCACAGAATTGACGATCGTTGATATCTCTTCTTCGGTCTTAAACTCTGGCAGCTCTTCAACCCAAAGAATAGCGATGGGGAACTTGCTGGTCTTGATCGACTTGATCTTCTCCGGCTTATCCGCTCCCCTGAAAATGATTGAGTTACCTCGAGGGATGTACGTCAGTTTGAGTGGGCTTTTGTTTATATTCCAATAGGCACCAACGCCCAGGTCTTCGATTGCCCACTTTAGCTGCTCATAGACCGAAGTTTCCAACGTGTTACCGACCTTACGGATACATAAGGCGTTAACCGGCAGGCGCATCATATCAAAGATTATCCGGTCGCCGATCGTTGTGGACTTGGAAGAGTTACGGCCGCCCTTAAGAACTTTGTAAAGATGCTTGCGCCCGTTGCAGTCGCGCCAGAAGTCGTAGAAGACCGGGAGGATCTTGTCGGATATTTTAATCTGATTCATCGGGATCAACTCCGATGTCATCTACTATTTGTACGCCAATGGATATATTGACATTGCCATCCTTGAACATACCAAGATGTTTACCCATCATCTCCAAGGCCCTCATGCGGTCATTCAGTTTGACCTTAAGGGTTCTTCCTGCATCAGTTAAGCTCTCTGATACTTCCGAGAGAATCGTTCCATCTACCTCATAACTGTCTCGTATCTCTATCTTATTGGACTGCCAAGTAACAACGTCTTTGATGTCAGCAAAACCTATCTTGGCAAGCTGGGCAACAATCCTCTCAACAGTGACCATATTGCGCTCTTTGAACTCATTTGTCAGATCTGCAAGCCTTGACTGTATCTTGATTGTATTTGTCAGTACACAGGATCTTTCGTCAATGCTCTTATCTTTCATCTTGGCACAATTAAAAGCCTTTTTATAGGCTACTCTTTGTGTCAGTCCGGCAAACAAGCCTTGCACAAACTTTTCTTGTTTAACAGTTAACTTATCCGCCACCACTGACACCCCCTACTTATTGATCCACCCAAATACCTCTATTACTCCGCATCATATGATCAAACGCTATAAATTTTAGCGTATCCTCGTACTTAATCTTTGGAGAGGGCTTAACCGGTTGTTTTCGCTTGGAATTCTTTACCTTAGCCATGTTCCCCCTCCTATTGGGCATAAAGAAAGACGCTCCTCGCGGAACGTCTGATTTGACAATTTGGTCCAGGGCATGCCCTATTAGGAATTATATCACGGCTTGTCAATAACTGTCAACGACTTAATCGGTACTGCCCCACATATAAACAGGCTTCTTATTCCCCTTATTATCCTTCTTCACTTTCCCACTCGAACCTCCACCACCCGGTGCACCCTGTCCGGCCGGCATTGGCTCTTTTGAATGAAGATCAGGAGTCGAATACTTGCCCCACTCTTCCCAGAAGTCGCCACTCTCCCCTTTTAACCGCTTAGCACCTTCAACGGCTTCAGCCTGCGTACTTACTTCAGCAATCGCTGCCGCCTTGATAAGTGCATCAACATCAGTCTCTACCTCCGGAACATACTTTCTAGCAGAACAGATACTTTGATTTCTGCAACGAATACAGCTAATCCATCCGTAAGGGCATACCATATCATTTATACTCAATCTGCTGCCCCCTTTTCCTTCTGAATAAGAGCAAGGCACTTCTTACAAGTAACCCTGGCTAAATTAGGAGAATTCTTAACGTGGTATCTATTGACTCCGCACCGAGTCACGCCGACTTTAATTAGGCTTGGGGAATGTATCGTGGAACTTCTCATCTCGCCACACTCTCCCTCTTCGTATCAAACGCCTCGTACATAATCTTCATCCTCGTCTCCTTCAATTTGACCTTATCTAATTCCAATCTCTCAACTTTTCCCCTAACCGCTAAGGCTGATCGGGTACCCAGCTTTTCCGCGATGATCTCATATCCATATCCCTTAGCTCGTAGATCCACCAGGAGTTTAATTTCAGGAGACGTCCATTTAATATGGTTTTCTGCCTTGATCGGTCTTTGCATTAGATTAAGATCATGCAGCCGGCGTTTAACTGCTCCCTCGGTCCTACGTAAATCCACAGATATTTCACGGTACCCGTATCGATAAGCATTTAGCATGTAGATAAGCCTGGCGTCATCCTTCTCAGTCCAAGGAGTCGTAATGTATTTACTGGCGTAGAAGTCGGCTTTGCGTTTTTCCTTAACCCACTCCGGCTCCTCACCTAACGCATTGACTTCGAACGTTGAGAACTCCAAGAGGTCTTTATGCTGCTCTGCCCATTCCCAAAAGTCATTGATATAGATTATCCGGAAGGATTTGGTGACGGATTTCTTATGTTTAATCGGTAAACCCCTCGGTATAAAGCGATTCTTGATCTGGCCGAAATCCTTACCAAGTGCAATTACTAACTGGTTGAATGTGATGTACTCACCACCGTGAATGTGTCTTCCGAGTCCAAGACGCCTGGCTTTGAGGATTATAGCGTTTAATGATTTACCGAGATGATTAGCAATCGTTGGGATTGAGATGTTTCCCCATTTCTCCTCGAGATAATCTAGTTCAGACTCTGACCAATTAGCCAAGGTCATAGTTCCGGTCGTTTATTCTCAACTCAAATGTTTTATCTCCGCACTTAATTGCTTGGAAACACTCTACATTTGTTTTTAAACTATGTTCAGTCACCGTTCATTCCTCCTAAACCTTTACGATCTGTTGCATTGCCATCTGGATGCACTTACCGAATCGTGTTTGGTCTTTATTTTTAAAACTGATATCTACCTCTGGAATCAAGGTCTTGCACATCCACTCAATGTAGGCTTTTTTGTCCTCATACTTCACTGCCATAGACTTAAGCGTGATCGATAGTATCTCTGAGTTGATATCATAATCCCAAACTAATGGATAGGCATCCGGGATATCAACGAAATGTAATTTGTCTTGCATGAGGTAATCTAAATACAGTCTGGCGATCTTAGAGACGATAAGATTATAATAATCGGCATACTGCTTACGGACGGACTCTGTTTGAGCATCGGCAGTCGCTTTACGAGCTAAAAGGATCTTAATTTCTTTCATCATCATAAAACCTCCTTAGTGAGACCACTGAGTCAATATGAGTGGTCTCAGGCTTGTCCTTACTCTCCCAATGGTTTAGGGCGTTTTTTGGGGTGAGACCACTCAAAATAAACAGGGTCACTATATATATTTGACTTAAGATAAATGGGAAAGGTTATCAATTACTCTTTAAACACTTTTTTTATATAGAGAATGTAGTGGTCTCAGTGGTCTTAGTGGTCTCAGTATATAAAACATAGTCATATCAAGGGTTCTAGAGCTTTTTAGTGAGACCACTGGTGAGACCACTCTGAGACCACAGTTGTGAATAAATTCTCTAACTCTCAACATTAGAACAGACCATCCACCTTCTCGGGGAATCCTATGCACCTCACTTGTGCTCCACCAAGCCTTTTTCTGATATCGAATCTTAGCTTACCCGTGGCATCATTACTCGTTAGAATCTTCCCTTGATCCGCCCAGGCATGAATAATTTTTTCTGCTGATGAATACTTCTCCAAAAACTCATTCACCACGCGCCGGATTACGTAAATATTACCCGCGTCCTTGGATCCAATCTTTGTATTTGAATAAGCAGTTCCTAGTTGCTCATGGTGTTCTCCTACCCAGTCCTGAAACTCCAGCCAAGCGCGCTCTGATTCACTGGCATCAACTCGCTTGATTAACTTATTAGCGATTTCCGTACCCATGGCAATGGATTCAGTATGTGCTGTGACTGCGTCCAGACCGAATACCCAAACACTTGAGTAATAATCAGCTGTCATAACTGTGGCTAGCGCATCTAAATGACTGTCGATGCGATCGCTGTAATATTGCCTGAGCCATACTTGAGCCTGGCGGTAGTAATCAACTATTTCACCTCTTGGCGCTGCCATTAGCGTCTGCAAAAACGCAATCCCTGCACTACCATGACAGTAAGGGAGAAATCCATAGAGATAACGAGCAAGGTCTTTATTGTCTGCAAGTGGCCCACCTTCAAGCTCGATCGTCCGTGTCATGAGGCCATCCATTGAACTTGCTGAGGTCAAAGGTCCCTCACCCGTTGTCATGACGATCGTCCTCCACCGGTTCAGCTCTTGCAGTCCAACTTTACCGCCCCGGCCTCTGCCCTTACCCTCAGCCAGCATATATAGAGTCGCTGAAATATCTTGCTTCTTGAGCTGTGATAAGACTTCTCGTTCATTGATTCCTAATGGAAGATCCGAGAATAAACTTGCTCGTCTCTCTAGAGCTGTTGACGTACCGTCGAAACTACAGATGATCACATCGGGATCTCCCCAGATCGACATAGCCAACCAAAGCATTGCTGTTTTACCACCTTGAGAATCCCCGTGATTGTGAATGATAAAATTACGCTGCGACAGTGGTTTCAAGAGTGGTGTTGCGAACGCAGCGGATAAAATAAACCTTGCATTAGCAGAAGAATTACGGACCATACTAGCAGCCTTACACCATTCGGATAGATCACCAACTGGAGAGAAACCTTTCAATGCGTGCTTACTTCCAACATCATCCACATCGATCTCGATCTCTGGGCAAAGTCCAGGGAAAACAAACTCCTGCCCCCTCCAGCCAAAGCGGGAAACGGCCTTTTGAACAGGGATAGTAGGGTTAGCGTAAAGATAATCATCAAAGTATTTCGCTAAGTATTTGGCACCCTCTGAGCTGACACTGATTCCTTTATCAGCTAGGCCTATGACTTTTCTTGCATCGACTCCCATCGATCGAGGAATAACGATGTCCCGCCAATGGCCCATGTACTTATAGGAGATCTTGATACTCTCAGTTTCCGTATCAGCATTAAATAATCGTGCTGATATAATTGCAGGACAACCACAGGCACGGATATATTGCGGACCATTTTCCGTATGCCTGACATAGTTCACGCCTGAATCAGTTACCCTGTAGCCTGGTGGAAACATAATATCCTGGACATTGTTAGCCGGCACATTGATAACCTCTTCAGTCGGAATCTCTGCCACTTCGGAGTTCGTGAAATCCTGCGTATATTGCTTGATTGCTTTTTCTAGGTCTCGGAGATTGATCGTTCCCTTGAGTTTGTCCTTCGTCTTGGCATAGAGTGCTGCATCCTTGGATTTAATAATTGATAATGCATTTAGCATATCTGGGTTAAAGATCTTCTCTGCGCTGGGTATCCCGATCATATTAATCTTTGCACGAGCCTGGTCAATCTTACCCAAGGAGAAGGAGCAAGGAGACTTAACCCCACATCCATGCTCCGGACAGGAAAACGAGTGTGTGGCTTTGATATAATCACAGGTATGCGGATTCATCTTAAGGGCCTCAGATATCCGGAAGTCAGTGCTCTTCGGTGTATATCTCCCTTTATCTGAAGAGGATAGTTCGTGACACTTATCGATTCCGTCCGTGCCCCTTGCAACGTTGGTGAGCATTGACAGCCATTCGCCGTAGTTAATGGATGACGCATTAAGTGAGCAATATTGCAAGAATTGGCAATTAGCTATCATGAGATCGGAGCCAGCATCTGTGGGTCGTCGTTCGAATGATCCGTGATTTGTTATCTCAGATCTGAAGTCGATATCCGGAATTAAGTCTTCGAGTTCGGAAGGATCGTAGCGTATCTCTTCGTTGAATTGCGTAATGACAACCGGCTGTTTCTGTCCGAGTTTATGGTTTAGCGTGCCCGGTACCCGAAGAACACGGGAGAGATCTGCCGTCGAATCGAATTTCCATCCACGCTCCTGGGCTAGACCTTTGATATATGCCTGTAACCGAATCATGAGATTTGAAGCGCGAAGGTTCTCATCCTGCGTATCGAAGACCCACGCTTCCTTAAGCAGCCAATACATGTGCAGGCCATGACCTGATGAGACTGTAATGCTTGGTTTTAAGAACTCTGGTAAAATGCTCACGGCCTCTTCAACTGTGGCGGGTAAGTCGGTTTGTTTATGCGCTGGTCCAAGGATGTCGATGTCCATCCACAAGGCCGGGATGAAGGCCACGTTATTAGCAAGTGGCCGTTCATTGTCCGCGATCTTACTGTTGGACCCACCTAGCCCATAATACACATCTCGTTCGTCTTGTATTGCCTGAGCAGCGGTGATCATAGTTTTGAGATCATCGACAGGAAAGGACCATGTCTTATGATCGGGCAGGGTCCAGAGATACAGGTTGCCCGATTCGAGGTTTCCGAATAATGCTGTTAAAAATTTATCTGTATCTGAAGAACGTCCTACTGGGGACGGTCCTGTATCTTGTGCCACTGGTTACCCCTTCTCTCAACCACCGTTAATCAATAAATAGATCATAGCTTTTTAGGAGCTTCGTGAACTTTACGCTTAACGCTCCATCCGCATTTGCAAGTGCGAGTGAAGGTATCGTCGGTAATATTAACAGTACCTTTTCCATTTCCAAGAACTTCGCTCCCACACTCTGGGCATTTTGCATATTTCCTAAGTAGTTCCATTGATTTCATAGCGTTCATTTATTCACCTCAATAATTTTAATAACGTCCTCGATCGACCTTGCCACACCGGCGGCTGCTCCCGCGCATTTTACCTGCACAAGAAAATTAGTCTGCACATCAGTCGGTCTACCCTTCGGAGTCTTGACTTCGAGGAATAGTGCTTTGCCTCCCGGTAAGACTCCGAAGAGATCGGAGAAGCCAGGAGGAAGACCTGTATTGAATGGACGGGCATCAAAGATTGTCACGCTATGGTCTGAGTTATGTTTGACTCGTGATCCTGTCCAAGCCTGTCCAACATTAGTGCGAAAGAGAAGGCCGTCGGGAATGAGTCGGGAAAAATCAATTCTGATTTTATTTTGAATATCGTGTTCGTTCATTGGCTACCCTCGTCCCAAAGCTTCTTTAGTGCTGCTTCGGCCTCTGCCTTGGCGTTTTCTCCCGTAAACCAATAACTTGAGTGTTCGTCAATATCTCGTTGATGCTGCTTAACTTCAGCCTCCGTGGTTGATAATTCAGCAGTAACATGAAGGTTAAGTATTTTGCCTGTCTCAACCCATCGTTGCATTTTCCATTTACTTTTTACGTTATGCATTTCTTGGCATACCCCGTAATAAGATTCCCCAACTTTACAAGGCAGTACTATCAGCCTACCTTCGGCCTTGGCCTGAACAAATTCGGCAACTTCAGAAGGAGATAAGCCTGAATCCTCATATTCCGAAAGCCTAATTATTTCAGTTTCGAGTTCCCTTCTCACAATGTGGAAATCATCAAGGTTTTGAAAGGATTGTATTAATGGCATTGGTAACATCGGCAATACTGTTTTATCTCCAAACTTCTTAGTCAGTCGTTCAAACTTGTTCACGTCTTATCCCCCTCGAATTCTTTAGCATTCTTCAATTAACCCCCTGAGCTGTGCTTGGAATCTCATTTCAGAGCGATAAGTATGCATTTTGTGAAGTTCTCTTATATCAGACTTAATGTTTCTTAATAGTTCTTCAGATGTTCGCTCTTTCTTTACCAGCAGTGGCTCTGGCTCGATAAAGGGATCATCTAGTCGCTTGTCGTATAGAAGTTCCTTTGACATATTACGTGCCTCTTCTATCCCTTCTGGACTTAAGCACCATTTTTCTTCCACAGATGATACCTCTTCAGGAGTTACCTGAATCTCTACCTCTGGATGTACCTGGACGATCTCTTCCAAGATTGGTTCCTCATACGCCTTACGTTCAATAGAGGGATCTGGAGAAGGAACAAAACTATCATCCTCCCTGACCTTCTTATCCTTCAGGGACATCTTGAGCGCATGGGACGTTGCAACACTGACTAGATACTTTTTAGCAACCTCAGCATATGATCCAATGGACTCGAACTGTTCAATAGTCGTGATCTCTCCGCGTAATTTTTTACTGTTTTCGCGTTGTTCAATACTTGACATAATTTCTTCCTCCTCATTTATACTTTTAATTCCGCCAGCCAGCCTCATCTTTGATCCATACTGTCGGGCTACTTCCATAAGTTTCGCTTCAAGGCGGCAAAAGTAAGATTGAGTAAAACCCATAACCTTAGATGCTTCAAGTTGTGACAGTTCTTCAACCATTCGCAATTTATAAACCTCGTAAAGCCGTGGGGTTAATTGAGCTGTAAAATCCTTTATTGTTTCCTGATCGTCATTGCTCTCAACTTTTTCGCCTATCATGTCAGCTAAGGTAACATGTCCACCGCCATCATCCATTGCAATCTTGCGTTCTAGAGTATCCGGGTTCGCGGCTATACTCGCCATAACTGCTTCATTGGCATCATCCACGCTAATTCCAGCTTTGATTGCGATTTCCTGAATCGTTTCGTTGCCGTTTAGACCTGCAATATTGATCTTAGCGATTAAATCTATTCCCCTTCTTCCAAGATGAATAGGACGGTTAACTTGACGAAGATAGGTCATAATATAGCCCTTAATCATTGACCCAGCATACGTACTGAATTTTATCGGCTTAGCATCTATGCCGAGACGATTAGTGGGATCAAATCGTTGATACGATTTGACTAGTCCGTGATAAGCAATTCCCACTAGATCATCAATATCTCTATCCTTGGAGGCCCTGAAAAACTTCCAAGCGATTAATTGAGCTAAACCCATATTGGCCTGTATGTACTCTTCTGGGGTACCTGGTAAATATGGGTTTTTATCCATCATCTTCTCTCATCCCTCATCTCCAACTCTGCCCACTTCTAACCTTCAGGATCTTATCGACCCACCGGAGAGAATACCCCCGCGTTATAGCGATCTTTTCCAGCTCAGCACGTGTCCGCGCCTTCGATATTTCCTTCTTGGCATCCTTGCGCTCCAAGTCCTTGATCTGCAACAACTCACCCTTCGTCTGCACTATCGGGGCTTGCTCTTGCACCTCATAGACAAACCCACACTTCGGACACTGAGGAGCTGGGACATGTGCGAAATAACATTTTGGACATTGCTTGATCTTAATCTCGCCAGGCTCTCGTTTCTTTTGCTTCCCCTCCAAGGTCCACTCTCGATCTTCATCCGGTAAACCATGGCGATACACATTTCCAACGTGGTCAATGATAATTGCGACCTTATTTGGGTTATCAGGATCCGGGCGCATTGCCCTCATGCTTTGCTGGATAAACAATGCTGTACTCTCAGTTGGTCTCAGTAGAATAACTGCTTCCATAGCTGGGACGTCGAATCCCTCACTTACCAGGTCAACGTTTGTCAGTATCTTCACGATCCCAGTTCTAAATTGCTCAATTGCCGTTTTTCTGATTGCATCCGGAGTCTTCCCATCAATGTAAGCAGCTGGGATCCCTGCAAGATTAAACTCCTTCGCAACATGTTCAGCATGTTCACAGCTCGCGCAATAACAAATTGCCCTCTTACCGTCTGCTAATCTTCGATATGTCGCGATCACATCACCGATAATCTCACTTTTGTCCATCTTCAGAGCAACGTCTGATGCTTGATAATCTCCATACTTAACCTTTAAGTCCGCGAAGTCCGCGACAACCGGCGGGGAAAAGTATTCGAAGGGTGCAAGATTCCCCATTTTAACTAACTCTTTGACGCTCGGACCTAATGCCAGGGCTTGAAATACTACACCTAGTCCGTCTCCAGATAACCGCGCCGGTGTTGCTGTGAATCCAATGATTAATGAATTTGGGAAGTGCTCAATGACCTTTCTCCAAGTGTTCGCTACACAGTGTTGAGCTTCGTCTAGGATGATTAAGTCAGGAGGCTTCTCAAAGTTGTTTAACCGACGAGATAACGTGTAAACACTGGCGACATGCATATCGCACGAATTTATGTTCTTCGAATTAAGAACTTCATGAGGAATATAAAATTTGTCCAGGGTTTTTGATGTCTGCTCGATGAGCTCCTGACGATGGACAACAATAAGTATTTTTTGATTTCTTGATCTTGCTTGCGCTGTGATCCAACTGAAAAGAACGGTTTTCCCAGACCCACAGGGTGCCACTGCGCAAATCCGGGAGGAGCCGGCAAGAATGAGATACCGGAGCTCCTCGATTAGATCAGTTTGATAATCTCTTAGTTCCATTCAGATCAGAACGGGATGTCATCATCTAGATTTACTTCGTGACCGAATCGTGCGGAAGGGAGTGCACCTGGGGTACCCTGTTGTGGTGGCATATTTGGGTTTGGCATGTTCGGATTAGGTTGTTGCCATTGTTGTTGCTGACCAGGTCCCGGTGCTTGCCATTGTCCCTGTTGTTGTGGAGCATATCCCGGAGGAGTGAACTGTCCAGGGTAACCTGGTTGCGCGGGTGGTTGCCCATATTGTGGCTGCTGTCCATATGACGGTGGCGCTCCCATCGGGGATCCAGTCGGTGGAGCATTATATGGTGGTTGACTATTTTGTTGCTGTGTCTGCGTGGTCTGTGCAGGAGCCTCAGCGTCCTTCGGGCTTAAGAACTGAACGTTTTCCCCGATGATCTCAGTCACCCATTGTTTCTTTCCATCTTTATCGTTGTAAGTTCTGATCTGGACTCGTCCATCGATCGAAGCGAGTTTTCCTTTGGAGAGATAGTTTGCGCATAATTCGGCCAGCTGCTTAAACACTGAGCATTGAAAGAAGTCTGTTTCCTTTTCGCCGGCTGCGTTCTTAAAATTACGTTCCACAGCCAGGGTGAAGTTTGTTACGGCAATAGCATTTGGAGTGTAGCGAAGTTCTGGGTCCTTCGTAAGGCGTCCGATAAGTACGACTCGGTTTAACAATTTAATCTTCCTCCTTCATTTTTCTAATCCATCGGCTATGGCCTAGGCAGCATCCGCACGTTAGTTGGTCTAGTTTTTCTTGGGGGTTGTAGGCGCAACTCTCGCAACTACTGTCCTCCATCTCGATAAATAAAGCGGCTATTCTCGCTTTGGTGATTGCTTCATCCTCCATTTCCTTTTCCAAAAAAGTGAAATTTCCTCGTATCCTGCAATCCTCCAAGACCACTTCTGCTTCGTAGGTTACGCTGAGCGAGTAGTTTTCAGTTTTCCCATTTCCCGTATGGATCGTCTGCATTTCCTTGTTAGCGCTCAGGATTGTAATAAGCATTTGGTTCCCCTTTCAATTCTGAGTAATAGACAATCCCGCACCTCGGACACTCACCAATTCGGCCAACTCGAATGTTTGCGAATCCATACATCCGTAATTCGATCTCGGTGACTTGGGTTTCTATCCCCTTCGACCCGTTGAAATAAACATCGACTAGGCTTAATTCTGGCACGTGTGGACAGAGGACTCGATCCCAACCGTCGGATATTTTTACTGCGTCCTCTGGCTTGCTGCTGAACATTTCCGTGATGGCCTTCGCCATTAAATCTGTCATTATTACCTCCCGTAATTCTCAAATTCAGATTTGACAACGCTCAGCTCGGTAATATTCAACTGATCAATAGGTCTCTGGAATCGCTTCATAAAGTAATCTTGGAATAGAGCAGGATCCCATCTCCAGAGAGCTGTAACTTCGGCCATGAGTTTGGACGTTGGCGTTTCTACGATGATCTCGGGTTCACTCACAGCCTCGAGAAACGGTACACCTTCAATCGTAGTATTCAGTGCAGCCATCCACACGTATTCTCGCGCCATCATTTGAGCCTTTGCGACTGCCTTATCTCCTGTATCGGTACCCGCACCAAGCGCGACGTTAATGATGGTTTCATCTGATTCAGTGTCGATGATCGTTAACTGACACGAAACTATTACGACCTGCCACACAACTCCGTTCCGGGACGTTCGCTCCTTCGACTCCACTATTTTGAATTCCGTCTGAGTGATAAGTTTCTGAGCGATTAAACATTCGTTGATATTTTCGTGAGTGTATCCTATGGGAATTGATTTCATGGCTTCGTGGATTTTTCCCGCGATTTTCATTTGACTCATGCCGATACCTCCTCTAGCGGTTTATATCCGCAAGCATTATTAGGTCTTTCTGTGCATTTACCGCACTTCATATCGCAAGCTTCATCTTTACAAATCAATAACTCGCTACCCTCGAATGTCTCTCTGCTCGACTTTGCACACGTTAGGCACTTACATGGAGCTTTCGCCCTAGTTTTGGAGTTCTTTCTGGGCCTGTTCTTCGCTACTACAAAACTCATAACCCCCTTACCTCTGATATTCCAGCGCTGCGTCGACTCCTCGCATTGTCTCTACGTTGCCGCTTCTTGCCATCCTCGCTTATTGGAAGTCCAATCCAGCAGCGCATGAAAATATCAACATTTGGATGTACTCCACACTCCTTGGCCTTATCGCTTGCCCAAAGTAACGACCGGAGAAATTGGTTCATATCTTTGGCTCGAACCGGATCAAGGGCCATCCGGTAATCCACCCCTGCTCCTGGGGAACCTCCTCCGGAAGAACTTACATGGTTTGTATGCTTCCTTGCTCCGGGAGATATATTTGCCAGGCCCCTGCGGTTGCGCCATCCCTTTATGGTAATAGTGAGAGCGTTGACCCCCTTGGCTATCTCAGTGTCGGTTTTATGGGAATGATAGAGTTCAAGTGCCTTGGTTTCGTTGAAAGAGGTTTTTATCATGACTGCTCCACCTTCCGTATTTATGGACGATTGTGGTATACTTTAATTGAATAAATTCCTTAGCAGTCCGTTGGTGTTAGCGCACCGGCGGACATTTCTTTTTCCACCCCCCAGTTAACAGAATCGATAAACCCTTGACCTATCACCTTCCCCCCCGAGATACTCCTGGACCATGCCATCACTCTCAACAATTGTCAGAGTGCTACAGATATCTAGCTTCTCCGGTTTAAGATTGCGAACTTTGCAGCCTGAGTGCAGGAGTCTCGCCCAGTGTTCGTGGTGAGCCTGTTTTTCTTTTTCTGTTTGGTATGCCTCCACTTCGCGTTTGACCCAATCGATCTTGAGTAGTTCTCGACGAATACGCTTGAGTATTTTCTTCAGCATCTTGATCCCGCCTTTCTTGAAATTTCCTGATGTTCCTGGAATCGAATAGCCCTTCTCCTTATGGCATCTCCGCTGACACCATAGCGATTGCCAACCTGCTTCCATGTATGGTCCTTTTTGAATTTCCAAATGTCATTAACACTCGTTTTGTTGAATTGCATTGGGCCATCCATGAGATCCATGTTCCGAAATGCCTCTTCCGGGATTCTTTCGGATAGAATGCAAATACATAATGCGTAGTAATTAAGCTTTACCGCATGATTTGTCACGGAATTCTTCGCCCCTTGCGCCTCTTCGACTTAGGGTAATTCGAGTACCGATCCTTACGCGATCTAACCGAGCAAGCTTTCTCGCTTGTGAGTATTGGGGTAAACGAGAGAGTAAAAAGCCCAACCGCCCAAAACCCTTCTGGCCTACGCTCCCATCTCATACCACAATCCTTGGTAGTACACATGGAGTTGTTTTTACGTTTGGGGAAGTGCATTTCTTGGCCGCATTTACATGTTGGAGTTAACATGGTGTTGCCCTCCTCTATCGATAAGTGCAAGTTCTCATGTGAGAAAAGTTTTTGCATGTTGGGATAATAGTCCTTTTGGAATTAGTGAATGGTTGGTATTTAGATCTCCAATCTTCCGGTTTTTCGTCATAACATTTGTTTAGTTGAGCTTCGTTGGCTTGGACTATACGCCGATCACTCTTGGTGATGGCCTTAACAGATCCGCATATCTCACATTGGCTAGGCATTGGATCTCCTCGCTTGATTGTTGCCTTAAAATTAATACCCATGGTGTTGCCCTCCCTTTATTTGCACGAATCGCTTCTAAGTCTTAATCGCCCGCATAAGATGTGAAGATTGATAACTTGTCCTAGCGGGTGGTAAAAAAATATAGTTAAGATAGATTAGCGCTTTCCTTCCAGCCATACTTTTTGGCATTTCTTATATGACTCGCAAGCCTTACATACTTCCCATTTATTGCACTGGTTCGCTTTTCTCAGTACGACCATCTCATAATCCACGACGTCCTTACTGCAGACGATCATCAGCGCTCCATCCTTGTCTCTGGTGAACTTACAAGTCATTGGATCAGCTCCTTGTGCACTTTTTAGTTAATGGTGACGAGAATCGCATTTACGCGATTCTCACTTTACTTCCCTCGTCGCCCATATCCACCACGTCGATTTGTTGCGGGAATCTTGCCTTCATGGCCGGATCGTGAGAGATTGCGATAACCCTCATATTCGGGTACCTATAATTTAATTGCTCCAGAGCATCACAGTAAGCTTCAGCACCGGCTGCATCTAAGAAGGGCGGTTCATCCACAAACATCATCCCCAGCTGGATTCCAACTCTCCGGGCCTTGAGGTCAGCGAGAGCAAACGCATTTGCCAGCGCAGCCTTAACCTTCTCCCCTCCGGAACGATCGCCATAAGGGATTCGGCCTCTGTAGTCTGTGATCCACACCTCCAGGGCGTTAACTTCTTTCTTATTCTTTTGGACTCGCTCCGTGCTCATTTCGAGTGCCATCTTCCCGCCAGTCATTTGGCCTAAGATATCGTTGGACATGTAGGATAATTCCGGCACTACCGAGCGAACGATGGAGAAAGGGATTCCATCGAGACCAAAGGCTTTGGTGAGAGTTTGATAACTGGTAAGATCCTTAGCCGTTGGTGCCATGTCAGAAATGAGCTGCAGCCGATCCGCATCGTACTTGGCGAGTGTTTTTAGTTGAGAGGTTAGGGCTCCGATCTTCTCGTGGAATTCGAGTTGTTTGCCTTGAAGGTATTTTAGATAGTCGTATGACGTCTGGACGCTTCGTGTGGCATCTGTTAACTTAGCGGCTTCAGCACGGCACAGCTCTATCTCATCGTCGATAGCCTTCATCTGGACTTGCTTAGCGGTTATGTCTGACTCAATGCCCTTGATGATGTCAGAAACAGAAGATATGAGTTGGCGTGCTGCTGGGAGTTCTTCTTTAGCACTAACCCATTGCAGGAGTTTGGGGAGACGTTCAACTAGTATTGGTAATTCCTTTAGTTCACCGTCCAGGGCAACACACTGAAAAGTTATGTCTGTAAGTTGTGACCCTAAGTCAATTTGGCGTTGTGTACTGTCATACGATTGTTCGAGAAGTCCCTTGAGTAACTCAGCTTTGGAGTCTAGTTGACCTGCGAGTTCTGCCTTGGGACGTAGGGTATTTACTAGATTCCTTAGGTCATAATGAGCTTGCCCATCCCGGATTCTCTCGTAACCTATAGCCTTGTTCTGTATTTCTAAGTCCACCACGATTTGTAAAAACGGCTTACGGGTCTCATGCATGTCGGTAATTTCTTGCACAGCAATCTTGATTTCCTCTTCGGCCACTGGAAGTTGAGCCTTAGCCTTCTGGGCATCAGCCAAAAAAGCACACTTAGCGTTATCGGGATCAATGCAGTTTGCATTTGCCAGCATAGCGGACTTTCTAATTAGTTCCTCAAGCTTTGATTGCTTTTGCTTAAGGGCGACTCGCTTAAGGTCTATCTCTTCCCCTGTCCTATCAGTGTCCTTCTCTGCATTCATGATTAATTGGTTCATATCCGCAGCCTTAGCTGACAGAGCATCCATTACCTCAAGTCTAATGACCTCTGACTTATACCGATCGGCAGCTATGTCCAATTCAGGTTTGCTCGCCAATACTTTCTCCAGTTCACTTATCTGTGGAGCAAGTCTTTTTATTTGTAGATCCAATAAGGTTATGTCACGGGCAATTTTCACGCGGTTATTTCCAATCTCCAGCCACTTAGGTTTTTTAGTTTCCAGCACCAAGACCTGATCCTTTACCGTTACATACTCTTTAGCCTTAGCAATAATCTGTTCTTCATTAGCCAACATCTGAGTGGCCCTCTCAGACTGTTTCTGATTCTCCAAGATATCTATTTGCTTGCTTGCTACCTCATAATTAAGCACACTACCTTGCTTCCTGAGCTCCTCAACCTTCTCAGCCTTACCCTTAAGGACCCGGACTAATTCTTCGGCAATCTTTATCTCGCTTTCCTTGGCGGTGATATCCGCTGCGACTTGATTAAGGTCTGATTCGTAAACATTTACCTCTTCCATAACTCCCGGTTTAGCCTTAAGTTTTTCGTCCAAATCCTCTAATTTCGCTTTGGATATCGTAAGACTCCGATTCAACTCCGTGACCTTCGCCTTAGCTAAATCAGTTAATTGATCGTAGATACTCAACCCAAGGAGATTAGCCAGGACTCCCATGCGAGCTTCCTTATCGGCTTCCATGAATAATCCATAGGCATCTTGCATGATTAAGGCTGTGCAACGGAACGTGGAGCAATCCATACCCAGTAAGGCTTCGACTTTTTCCTGAGTTTGTCTGGTTGTAGTGCCCGATCGATCTTCCCACTTATCAGACAAGAGCTCCTGCAACGCCAGGGTAATCTTCCCGCTGCCCTTAATGCTCCTCGTCCGGATCACTCGCCAATTGGTTACTCCCATTGAAAACTCGAATTGCATCATTCCATCAGTTTGACCGTTTGTTATCCAGCTGCCAGTTATCCCTGTGCGTGTTTCCTCATAAAGACAATCTGAAATCGCATCCATGAAGAAACTAGATTTACCAATTCCATTAGGGCCGTTCACAGTGGCAAAGAAGATGTCTTTAAAATTAAACGTTTCTCCAAGATATGACCGATAGTTCTTAACTTCCAGCGATCGTGGTTCGAATACTCCGCTCAGCGTGCCGGTTGGCATCTTGGCTGAGATTGTGTCTATTAATGGCCTTGATAGTTCGAGGACAGGAACTGCATCCTCTATGCTGAACCCTTCGACAGTTAACCAGGCTGCTAAGTTTTCCAGAGGCCCAGACGTTTCAGTTAGATCCTGTTTTGCTAGGGCCGTGATGATCCGTTTAGCCTTAACTTCTGATACATGGAATGCTCCACCGGACTTAATTAATGACTCCATTTCCTTGTGATTAAGTATGGGCTTCTGTTCTTCCGTGCATTCATATTCTAGGCGGACGATCCTCCCGACTGTGTTCGGAAATAAGGGATGAACAAGTTCCATATTAAGATCAAGAGGTAAGTTAATCGATTCTGTGAAGTCAGCCTTTAACGTTAAGAATTTCCTGTACGGCGTAACAATGAACTCTGACTCTACATAATTAGGCATCTCTGATTCCTCGTCAGTTTCGATCGTACCGATCTCGTGCATCCAAAATCCCTTGTCTTGCCCTTCTTCGTTAAACGTGATCCCATTGACAGGACCGGAGTAGAACACTGGCTTCTCAATTCCTTCGACTCTCTGTGCCCGGTGAATATGTCCCAATGCCACTAGGTCGAACGCGCTCCCGGCGAGTGCTTCCTTAGGCAAAACAACTTCGGACTGAGTAAATACGTGCTGTCCATTGTCTAGTTCGCATCCAACGACCGTGTAATGAGCCATTAATACGCTCGGGACTGTCGGATCCAGTTGTGCGCTTAGTCCGTTGACCATGTCTCCAAGGAATTGGCTGCACATCATGTGTTCATCCGCCGGCGCCATGCCAGGGAACTTTGCTCGGAAGTATCCTTTATCGAAGCCTGGAACGCAGGCAATCTGTAATAGCCCAGACTCTGTATTAATTGTGAAAATATCGGGATTCATCAAAACATGTAAATCCGCTATACGCATCTCGCTTATATTCTGAAAAGCCTTCATACTATCGTGGTTATCAGTCCCAAACATTAAAACCGTGGGAGCAATTCCAGCAAGAGCGCGTAACCGCTGTGCTACTTGATCGATAAGCGACAACATACTGTCTCCCCATAGTTTTGACTTATCGAAGAGATCACCAGAGATGAGAATCGCATCCGGCTGCTCTCTTTGTGCGTACTCAACTAGGTGGTCTACGCATTTCAAGGTATCTTGAAGTCGTGCATTCTTCCCTTCAATTACTGGACCGGATAATTCCCCAATATGCCAATCGGCAGTGTGTAAAATTCTCATTACTTCGCTCCTCCCATTCTGCATGATTCACAAACGACTTTTCCATACTTAGCTTTCAGATGATCTACTATCATTGCTACGGTCCAATCACCAACGGCCTGAATTGGCTTCTGACATACTTCACACTTCGCCTGATCCCATGGTATATCATCGTTGTCGTCCTCTGGATCCGGACCAACAACCTTAACTTCACCATTGATCGTTCCCTCAGGGAGTTGCTGGAGATTCCCAGCTGGTAATTGATGGCTTTCCGAGGATCCTCCAAACAGAGCATCCTGGCCGGCAGCGTATCTCTGAATCAGTGCTGCCTTCATGTCTGGATCTGTTGTGTTCAATACCACTAACGCGACCGCAAAAGGCTTTGATAACTCAGCCGGTGTATATGATCCCTTGAGTCCTAGTCCTGCACGCAGCGCCCTGAGTAATGCCTTGGTCTCACAATTAGCACCCATGTGTTCTAGCGGATTACTCTTAGCCTGGGTATCCTTTTTAGTAACTTCCTTTGTGGCAATATATCTACGGTGACCACCTGATGGTTCTGGAACAAGTATTGATACTTGATAAGCAACATCTTCTTTAGTCGGACATCCGTTGCACTGCGGCGCAAGTCGTGTTGATCGTGATACTTCGATACACCTTTGGCACCCTTGCGGTAAAATTGACTTAGAATCCTCCATAACCACGTTAGCCGCTGTCATCAATTTCATGCAGGCTATTTTTGTGAGGCTGAGTTCTCCATTCTTCTGCTTGTATACTTCCTTAGCCGTGATATCCGTATTGATCTGAACGATATTTACCATAATTTTGTGCAAGGGACTGATCTCAGTCATTGTTGCGGGGAAAAGCCGGTTAAACGTCTCGGCCGGATAATTATTAACTGTCGTAATTGTTAAAGCGTTATCCACCTACTCAGCCCTCCTGCCTTAAGATTTCCTCAGTGGTCCATTCTGTGGTAGAATCAGGTAAGATAATTTTTCCTATGGCTTCCGTTGGCGCGGGAGCTATTTCTTTTGGCATCGTCGAGAACGTAGACCAATAATTAAACTTTGCGTCTTCCAGCGTCCCACGTGCGTATTCCCCAAAACTAATGTGATCCGAATGCTCCACCCTGTTTGGTACGCGTTCAGTAATCGAAATCTCCGGCATTAATTTAATAAGTCGATCCAGCGATAGTTCTCCTTCGGTGTGAATATTGACATCTGTGTAAAAAACAGGGTTTCCCTTGTCCATGATGTGAAACATTTTCTTGTCCCCGATTTCAACGGAGATATAAGCAAAGTCGGGATGCTGGACTAGGGCATGGAGTTTTTCACGGGTTGTTTGCTTTAACATAACTACATTCCTCCCCAATTTACTGAATCGATGAACACTGGACGCTCAACAGGCTTATCGTCCTCTCGAACTGTGGAACCACTATGCATTAACTTCGCCCAGTGCTCGTGGTATCGTTGGTCGTTCTGCTGAACTTCATGAGCGAAGATTACTCGCTTAATGCGATCTGACTTGAGTAGCAGCCGGCAGATGGGCATTAGTATTCTCATGCGCTCTCTCCTTTCAATAATTGAGTGGCTTCTTTCCAAAGTTCCGTATTCACTTTAGTGTGTGTTCCCCACTGAACCAGAAGCTTCACGGCATCATCCGTTTTCCCGGTGTTAACTAATCTCGCTAGTAGCTCCGGTATCTCGGACCATATCGTTGCGTGATATTGAATCTCTTCTTGAAGTGTCAACAACTTAAATCACTCCTGTTTAAATAAATAGTCAATATCCACTCCCAGTGCTTCGGCTACTCTTCTAAGTGCTTTAATACTCGGGGCTGCCTTGTCATTTTCAATGTCTGACAATGTGCTGATGGCTAATCCTGAGCGTTTTCCAAGTTCACGAAGATTCCATCCTTTTAAATTTCTGTATTTACGAACTTGGTGTCCAACCGTCATGTTCTCAACTCCATTCTTCAATAATACCGAATTGTTAGGGTAAAAAATATTCCCGCTTTGTTCCGGTTTTTGCTAGCGGGTGATTCATTAATCTTAGTATAATTCGATAATATCGAATTGTCAAGGCATCAAACAAAGATATTTCGATATTTTTAAAAAGGAATTCCATCCGTTAATATCGTACTTATAAGTATATACTATAAACTAGTTCGTATATAAAGGAACGGTGAATTATGGAGTACGGCCAAAAGATCAAATATGTAAGAGAACGAATAAGAAACATTTCATTAACTGATCTACACAATATCACAGGGTTATCACTTTCTTATTTATCAGATGCGGAGAACGGGAAATGTAATATGTCGATAAAGTCATTAGAGAAGGTGGCCGAGGCATTAGGCGTTAGCTCATCTTACCTACTAGATAAGCACAATATGACATTGGAGCAACTAGCCGACTTAAATAAAGTGGAACTTCCTGACAGCATTAAGGAATATGTTGCTAAGCAAAAAAGCCTTCCCTACATCTCGTTAATACAGGAAGTCGACGAGAAGGAAATTTTCTCATTGGAATTCCTAAAAAATCTAATTGAATTACACGAGAAAGAAGCGAGAAAAGCGAGTAAACGGTAGTATTCTGTCGGAATAAATTGTCATAATTTAGAGGATATAATTTCGTTGTTCGCGAAGTAATATAAGCAAGTTTCTATAGAACTTATGTTCGATATATGATAACATAGGTTCTGTTGAGAAGGATGGGAGAGCGAACAAATGAAAGTTATCATCTGTGATCTAAAGGATACTGGTGCACGTTGGTTATTCCTCGGTGACAAGGTGTTTGTTGACGTGAGATTCATTAGTGATTTCATAGAGGAATATCCGGAGGCGAAGATGATAAGTTAAATTTATCAGGGGTGAGCATAATGGACACAGTTGCAATTTATATTAGGGTATCAACAAAGAAGCAGGCAGATAATTATTCCCCGCGAGAGCAGAAGCGCATCTTAACGGAGTATGCCAATTCTCGTGGCTGGGAAATATTTGACTATTATTCTGACCTTGGAGAATCCGGAGCAGATTCGGATCGTGAGGAGCTTGACAGATTATTAGTCGATGCAGAGAAAAGGCATTTTGGGAAAGTCCTTTTATTTGAGCAAGATAGACTTTCCCGCCTCGAACAGTTAGATTGGGCATACCTGGCTAACTCATTAGCAAAGATGAGTATAAAGCTAGTTACACCAACCTCTGAAATAAATTTAGATAATGAAGAAGATCGCTTTTTAGCCGATCTTTTTAATTTATTAGCTAACAGGGAAATGAAGAAGATCAAGAAGCGTACATCTATGGGCAGAAAGGCTGCTCATAGAGCTGGAACCTATTTTGCATCTGAGGCTCCCTTTGGCACAGCTTACAATCGTGAAACGAATAAATGGAGAGTGGTACCGGAGGAAGCAGCCGTGGTAAAACTTATGTTTAATTGGTACTTGGATGGTTTGGGATTTTCAGCAATAGGAAAAAGGCTAGTATCTCTTGGCTATAAAACAAGAAGAGAAGGTAAATTCTCAGGAAATATCATTTATAGAATTATGTTTAATACATCCCACACAGGGTATTACGAACAGACCATAGCGGGCGAAACGTTAACTCATAAGATAAATTGGGAAGACGGAAGTGGCCCTTATATTACTCAAGAACAGTTTGAAAAAATGAAAGCCATTTCCACCCAACGTTCTAGCGGTCAGGCTGAGTATTTTCACGAAGTAAACTATCTATTAACCGGGTTATTGGTATGCGGAGAATGTTTCAAGAAATTAAGGGTAGGAATTAAGCGCTATAATTCTAAGGACGGTGAACACGTCTACCTAACCTATCTTCACAGGCCCTACGATCCAGCATGCCGGGTTAGGCACAAGCTACCCATAGTAAACGCTATGGTGACAAAAGGACTGCTTGATATGGTGGGTAACGCCGATTATATAAAGGAGTTAATGGAGCACAAAGGAACCCCCAGAACAATCTTACCCTCTGCGAAAGATTTTGCTGAAATAAGCGCAATGCGTGAAAAGTTATTGAATCGAAAAAGTAAGATACTTGATCTGTATATGGATGAAGATTGGACCAAGGAAGAGCTTTTAAAAAAGAAAAAAGAGATAGATTTAGAATTACAAGCATTGTCAAATAGGGAAGATGAGTTTAATAAGCAGTTAAGGTCATCCGAGGTTAAGAATATTAATACCGAAAACCTAGCTTCATCATTGCGAATGGTTAGAAGTATCGGAAACGGAGAACTAAGCCCTAAAGAAGAAAACAGCATCCTCAAGAAGGTTGTCTCTAGCATAATTATAGATAAGAGCGGAATTATAAGCATTGATTTAAAGGTAAATAACGGTAACGATTTTGCTCCAAAGCATGACGCTCATCAAACACAGGATGATCTGCCCCTAGAACCACCACTTGTATCCCTGGCAAGGTGATACCGCGTTCCAAGATCGTCGTACTCACAAAAAGATCAAATTCACCTTGACGCAACTGTTTGATT